AGACGTGTGCTCTTCCGATCTAAACTAATTTCTTCATTTGTAATACCTCCTATGTGAATAAAATTTTACACTTTGTAAGAAATTATTGTACGATATAAAAATGGTATTTTCTGTTATGTCTGAATTTAGTCGAAGACACTGAACAATGTCACCATATAACATCTCATACGATTCTTTTATTTTTCGATTAAATCGTGAACAAATTTGAGTATCAAAATTTTGGAGTTTGATAAGAACAGCGTCTTTTGAATACTCTTTTCTGTTTAATGCTAATTCTTCTACAAACTCGCAAACATAAAGCAAAAATTTCTTTTTATCCAAATAAATGTTCAAAGCAATAGTGAATAGTGAAGTGACAATTCCTCCCGCGATAGATAAAACAACATTTAGAATGTCCATATTTTATGCTCCCTCCATATCTCAAATGAGCATCAAACAAAACATTCCACGCACATACACTGTCACAATGAGCATCAAAAATAGAAGGCTCGCACAAAATTTCACGCGCAAGCCGTCAATACACCTTGATTTTATTTGTTTTTTTTGGTATAATAAGTAAAAAGTGTGCATCAAATGTTTTGTTTGATGCACACTTTTTTCGTTGTTTTCAAAGGAGTTTTCCGAGGCGATTCATCATATCTACTTTGTGTTCGAGCAAGGAATGAGCGTAGCGATTGAGGGTAATCGTGGCGTTTTTGTGCCCTAAAAGTTCCGCAAGCGTTTTAACGTCTACACCGCATTCGATGGCGCGGGTAGCAAACGTATGACGGAGTGAGTGAAAGCCTTTGTGCAGGATATGTAAATTTTTTAATAGCAGTTCAAACGTTCGCTGATACGAGCGCACAAACACGGGCTTGTCGCCGTCGGCTACTATGTATTCGCATTCGGAACGCTTTTTCACGGCTTTCAATAGGGGCAATATCTGTTTCGGCAAGGGAATTACACGCCGAGAATTGACGGTTTTGGGACTATCGATTATGCGAATATGATTTTGTCCGTCGTTCCCGTCGTGGCAGGTTTTGGATACAAATAACAACCCTTTGCCGAAATCTATATCACCCCAAGTAAGCGCAAGCAATTCGCCGATGCGCAACCCTGTGTAAAGACATAAAATAATGCCGAACAACTTGTCTTTGCCGCTATTAAGCGCATAATTTTCAATTATCTTCTGCTCCTGACAGGAAAAGCAGTCCACCTGTTTTTCTTTCGTTTTGGGGCGTTTTATTTTATTTGCCGTATACTCGTTTGCGATACCTACTAAATTTGCCGTTTTCAACGAATTTTGTACAACGGATATAACCGTATTGACGAAGTTGGGCGACAGTTCTTTTCCGGTCCGAAGATTGCCTGTGTTTAACAATTCCGTAACGAACGACTGCAACACGATAGGCATCAGGTCGTTCACATCGATTTCGCCTATTTTCGGCGCAATGTGCGTGCGGATAAGTTGTCCGTAACGGATATAAGTCCGCTCCTTGCTACTCGGTTTTATGTAATTTTCCAGCCATATATTAAGCCAATTTTTGTACGTCATTTATCACTCTCCTTGAAGTTAAAAATCTTAGTGTTTTTTTGAAATGAAATAAAATCATTTTGGCACCGGAACGTGTGCTTGTCCTTTATACGAGACGGCGAGGCTACGCCTCGCCGCGGACAAGCACACGTTCCTACCGAATCAACCGACTGAACTTTCGGTTGCCGGCAAAGCCTACAAATTAAATGCAATCGTCCGATAGTCAAATGAAAGCGCGGACGGAAGGCGAAGCCGCCGCTAAACCGCTTGGCGATCTTCGCCTTTTACCGTCGCACGACTTTTTCATTTTTGTGCTATGCGGAGTAAGATTGCGTATTTTAATTTGCTTTCGGCATTTGCGCTATCACTTCGGGGCTTACTTTTCCTATAAGGCAGCCTTCGTCCCAACAAGTGAAAGAGTCGAAAAGCAGCAGTTTTCTATCTTCTTGTCCGATTGTGCATAATACGTCGTCGTCCATTATGTCGGATACAAAGTATTGCGGCAGGTTACGAGAATATACGATTCTTGCGCCACCTTTCTCGATGTATTTCAGTATGTAACGGATACTGCTGTCAAGACTATAAACACTTTGGATTGCCTCGAAATCGCTCCGTCCGAATCGTTCGTTGAAGTAAGTGTTCTGAACCGTCTTTTGCACTTTCTCTGTCTTTACGGAATAGTCCTGAACTTCCATAAGCTCGCCAATCATTTGCCCGTCGGGAATATAGAACAATCCGTGAAAATGCAGTCGCTCCTTTTCTACCGAGCGTTCCCACACGCCGATGTATTTCCAGCCTCGACGGTAACACATTTTCTTGAACGTATCCGAAAGCTTCTTACGAAACGATTCTTCGGTGTGCTTTGCCGAGTCATAGGTAAACGTGCAAAAATAGTTCCAAGTTTGCAGACGCGCCTTGCGATATAGTCGAGTTTTACGGCAAATAAGGTTTCGTAATTGCCGTGCAAAGTTATCTTCGACAAATTGCCGCGCTTCTTTTTCGCTATTAAAATGCGGCGTCATTTTGCTTACAATAAAAGCCTTTCTCTCACGCTTTTTCATCTTTGCGCTTTCGGCATAAAGTTCGTTGAACAGTTGCTTACGGGTTATTTTTCTTGTGGCTATTGGCGCAAGGGTTTTATTGTCGGACAATTCTTTTGAAATATCGCTTTGTGCCACAAAAAACTGTTTAATGATACAATTATCCGTGTTTAACCGTTCTTTCTGTGCATTATCCTCAACTTCTATCAGTTCTTCCGGGCGATAACATTTAGGCGATTTCGGTCTTGAAGTCGGTGGTATCGCTATAAAATGTCCGCCGTCGTTGTAGATTTTGCATTTAGCATAAGGCATACTTTTTCCTCCTTTCCTTGCATTGTTGCAAGGGTATTTTTATTTAATCTTCGGGAAACGATTGCATGAAAAAATTATCCGGTTTTATTCGGCGGTGGTTTTTGTCCTGCCATTATTTCGGCAAGTTGTTTTTCGTACCGCCGCATCATAACTTCGGTTACTTTCCGTATAATTTCTTCACGCGAAGCCTCCATATCTTTTGCGTTAACTTCGTCGAGTTTTACATAGAGCGGAATATTTGCGGTGTATTCGCCTTTTTTATTTCTAAGCCCTATGTACGCGACTTTTTGGTATTGTTCTTTCATTTAATCGTCTCCCGTTGATTTCTTAAGTTTAGTGTAATTTTCAACCGTCGCAGGTTTTGCAACAGTTAAAAATCTTTTTTGCGAAGTGATTTTAATATTCAAACAGGAAGATTTTTTTCCTATTTGAAAAAGTTTTTAAGATTTTTCTTTGTTGTCAGATCAAGCATAAACTTGAAATGTGCAACTTTTTTTCGCATTTAATTTTTTTCAAGCAGATTCTAATATTCAAACCGGACAGTTTTTGTCCTGTTTGAAAAATTTCTCAAAAAAATTTTAACTTTGCAATACGACACCTTTTGTCGTAATAGAAAAACTTTTTGCAACGCTTTTCGCATTTATTCTCAAAGTCAAACTCGCAACTTCTTTGCGAGATCGAAAAACTTTTTACAAGAAAATTTTACAGTGCGATTTAGCGTTTTTCCAGAACATCGGCGTGACGGAAATGTTCCTATTTGTGACTTTGCGTAACCTTGACGTAGCCGCAATGTAACCGCCGTGTAATCTCAATGTGATGTCCTGCCTGCGAGAAAAAGCATACATAAAACGAAAGACGAATGTAACATACTTTACAAAGAACTTTGGGATATAAGCGTGAACTTTCGGCGCAAAAGCGGACTATTTCCATACTGAAACATACTTTCCGAACCATTCCGTACAACAAAAAAGCCGCTCGGAATCATAAAGGAAACCGAACGGCAATATGAAATATAATTGCAGTGCTTTGCCACGCTATTTCAAAGTTTTTCAACTTTATGAAATAGCGGTACAAGATTTGCAAGAATTGACTCAATAAAAAGTCGATATCTGCACCATATTGAATAACAATATGCAAATATTGTGCCTATTTCTCTTGACTTTCTGCATTGTTTTGGATATAATATGTGCAGATTAAGGAGGCGTGCTATGCATAAATTTGATTATTCTTTCTTGAAAAACGGGCTTATTTCGGCAAAAACACTTAACATGGCTACAAGCATTTATTCATTAAAAACAATGGCAAACGTCAGAAAAGCCGACCATTTGAAAATTTTTACGGAACTTGAAAAAATAGCCAAAATTCAGTCGGTAAAAAACTCTAACGCAATTGAGGGAATAGTTACAAGCGACGAGCGTATCAAAGCTATTGTTACTCAAAGCAGTGCGCCGCTTAACCATGACGAGGCTGAAATTGCCGGCTATCGCGACGCATTGAATGAAATTCATACCAATAATCAATACATCGGTTTTAACGAGTCGGATATTTTGCATTTGCACGAAATTCTTCTATCCGCAACAGGTTACGAATATGGCGGTAAATATAAAGATTTTGACAATGCAATTATCGAAATAGATTCCAAAGGTAACAGAAATATTAGATTTGCCCCCACACCCGCAAGCGAAACAAAGCATGCTATGGAACAACTTGTGTTAGCATATATGGCGGCTGCAAACGATTCCGAAATAAATCAACTGTTGCTTATTCCGTGCGTTATTTTAGACTTCTTGTGCATCCACCCGTTCCGCGACGGAAACGGCAGAATGTCAAGACTTCTTTCACTTTTACTATTATATAAAAACGGTTTCGACGCAGGCAAATACGTTTCTTTCGAGGAACAAATCAATAAATATAAAGGTCTTTATTACGAAGCATTAAGACAATCGTCCGTAAACTGGCACGAAAACGGCAACGATTATTCTCCTTTCATAGAAAACTTCCTGTCCACGCTGTATATGTGCTATAAGGAATTAGATAAGAGATTTGCCGTTGTAAACGAAGGTAAAGTGTCTAAATCCGCAAGAATAGAAGCGACCGTTCTTAACAGTCTCGCTCCGATTTCCAAAAAAGATATTTGCGAAATTCTTCCCGACGTAAGTCCTACCACTATAGAAGCGGTACTCGGTAAAATGGTAAGAAGCGGACAAATTGTCAAAATAGGTTCGGCAAGGAATATCAAGTATCTTCGCAATAAATAAACCAACGTAACTAAAAACCGTTAAGATATCATTTTGTAACGAAAAAACACATACGTTATTATTTTTCGGTGACTATGTTATCGAAAAAAGTCGGCTCCGTCAAGGGTATAAAATATCGCTGAAAACTATAAGTTAACCGCCTTATACGGCAATATTTTCTACTTATTCCTTGACCGTTCCGACATTTCCCGATAGGTTGTTTGCCGAAAAAAATAAATCTTCTCGGAGGTAAAATGGAAAACGGAATAATATACGCTCGGTTCAGTTCTCAAAGTCAGAACGAGCAAAGTATAGAGGCTCAAATTCGTATTTGCAGTGAATTTGCCGAAACTAAAGGTATAAAAATAGTCAACGTTTACTCGGACAAAGCCAAAACAGGCACGAATACCGATCGACCTGCATTTCAAAAAATGGTGTCCGATGCTCAAACGGGAGCGTTCAAGTACATAATCGTGTATATGTTCGACAGGTTCGCCAGAAACCGTCGCGACAGCGTTATGTACAAGGAAATGCTTAAAGAAAAATACGGCATAAAAGTTATATCCGCGCTCGAACCTATATCCGAAGACGAAGGCGGCGAGTTCTACGAAATGTTTTTGGAATGGAACGCCGAAAAATACAGTAAACGTCTTTCCAAACGTATCTGCGACGGCATTGATACAAGTATTGCCAACGGAATGTTTTGCGGCGGCAAAGTGCCGTTCGGGTATAGGCTTGAAATAGAACAAACACCGGGGAACGCTAAACCCGTTAAAAAGGTTGTCGTCTGCGATGAAGAAGTCGAAATTATAAGGTTCATTTTCGAGCAGTATGCAGACGGCAAAACCAAAAAGCAAATTGCGGATATGCTGAACGAAAAAGGCTGTCGCTTTAACGGCAAACTATTCAAAGGGCGCTCTTTCGACAATTGGATTACCAACGAAAAATACACCGGCGAATTTAAGTTCGGCGGCAGAGATTGTAAAAACATTTACCCCGCTATCGTGGACAAAGCGTTGTTTTTGAAGGTGCAGGACAAACTTGCAGAAAACAAATTCGTTCTCGGTGGACAGGAAACGGCAAAAGTGCCTTATCTTTTAAGCGGGAAAGTCTTTTGCGGACATTGCGGCTCTGAAATGCTTGCGGACAAAGGAACCGGGAAAAGCGGTAAAAAACATTCCTACTACACTTGCAAGAAAAAACGCAAGAACGAATGTATTAAACGCCGTGAAAACAAAGATAATCTCGAAAGTTACGTTACTTCTTGCGTTGTGGACTTTTTAAGCGACAAGAAAAATGCTCAGGCGGCTGTGGATGCAGTATTTACATACTACGAAAAGCGCACCGAAGAAAATGGTATCAAGGCTATCTCGGCAAAGATTGCGAACATACAAGCCGAAGCCGAAAAACTTACCGACGCTTTTATTAACGCAAAAACGAAGTTGCTAAAAGATAAGATTGAAGCCAAAATGGCGGAATACGAGATTTTGCTGGATAACCTCGAAACGCAAAAGGTACAACTTGAACTCGAACGTGGTTACCGCATATCTAAAAAAGATTTGCTCGATTTTATAGACGAACTATTGAAGGGCGACGTAAACGACAAGGACTACCAAAAGCAAATAATAGACCACCTTGTAAGCCAAGTGTTCGTCAGCGATGACGACACCGTAGTGTATTTCAATATCCGCGGCGGCAAAAATATTGAGCAAATTACGCTAAACGATACGAAAAAAGTCATAGAAAACAATATAAAAAGTGTTCGAACGCTAACATCGCCTCTCCACCACCCTTAAAAAGCACTATATTTTGTGGTTTTAACCCCTTTTTTTACCACTAAATATAGTGTTTTTGTTTTTTAGGTTCAATTTAGGTCTATTTTGGGCATAACAAAAGGCTCGCCGTTTAAGCAAGCCTTTTGTTAGTTATTTTATGGGGGTTACGAATAACAACTTAACAGAGTTAAAGAAGTTATCGGATTGGCAATATTTATTATTTGACCGTAAAGACGTTTTTCCCGTAATGAGTAACGGTCGCCTCGATATTTAATCTCGGTGTAAAAGATTTATAAAGCGGTTTCCATATCTTTCTGCCTATGTACTGCTCTCTCTCACAGTCAAGACAAACTGCAACCTTACAACACCTGAAACGCTTATAACCGATATGATATTTATTCTTATCGAAAATATGCCCGCAACACCCGGTATTTATCTTCGAGATGTACTCTTTAAGTTTTTTATCGGTCATTTCTTACCCCGCTTGGCAGGGGCAGAAAGATTTGAACTTCCGAAATCACGGAATCAAAGTCCGCTGCCTTACCGCTTGGCTATGCCCCTACAATCAAAAAATTTAGCCGCCGCGCCGATATAAATAATATGACAAACGATTGATACCGGCGCAAGCGACATTGGTTGCAGAGGAAGGACTCGAACCTTCGACTTTCAGGCTATGACCCTGACGGGCTACCGCTGCCCTACTCTGCTATGTAAAAAGAAAGGTATTATACGCGCGTTCTGCCTTTCTTTTTGTCAGGCACAATTACTCGCCTAAACGCCGACCACAAAATCGCTATGGCAACTAACCACGCCTTTTAGATGGGTTTTAGTCTCATACACCCAAAACTTAATTTAGCAAGCGGCAGGTCTCGCACCTACTATCGTTTTAGTGCCGTCGCACTTACGCCCTCTCTGTCAAAGTAACGCTCGCATTTTTGTAAAGACAGCCGGGAAGGCAACTATGGCAGTTTCTCTTGAAAAGTACGAAACAGCGAAATGAAAATGTACGAAACAGCGAAACCGCAGAGCCTCATAAACCATCTCCCGCAGGCACAAGTCTATTCAGCCCTTGTCTTTACACCTCGCATTTTACTACACCTACCCATTAAAAGCAATAACTTACCGTGTCAAAATATCGTCATATTATATAAGGTACTTAACACTCTTTACTCAAACCCTTTATCCTATCCCCTACCTACTACCTCTCACCGACCTTACAGCCGTCTAAAACCTACCTGCCTTTAACCTAACCGCTCTTTAAGAATTTCAACGTTTTTAATACTTTCAATCCCTTTATACCCACTCTCTCTTTTATTTTATATTTTTACTAAACTTTTTTATGTTCTTGACCGCTTAAATGTTTTTATGAACAAGGTATCGAAAAATGCCGCTATACGAAGGGCGCGGCGACTTTTCGGGCTTTGAAGTCGGCAACCTACCCCCGCCCGGCAACGGCGCGGACGGCTCGCAACGGCTAAAAGCGTTATAATAATTTATAGTTATTATAACACATTTAAGCAAAATGCAACACGCAAGCAAACGCAAGCCGAAAAGCCTTTACACGTTCGGCAACGGCTAACGCAACGCAAAAGCGGCGCGGGCTTGGGCTTTTGTAAGTCGCAACGGCGAACACCCCGAAGCGATGAAGTGCTTTTTCATATATAGCATTAAAAAAAGATATAATATAAAATGCTTTTTAACATTAAAATATAATAGCACGAAAAAACGCTATTAAAATAAAAAAGGCTTTTTCAATGCATTAAAAATATATAGAGTATGAAAAAGGCTTTTACGATATATAAAAGCGTTTAAGCATAATATAAAGGCTTTTAAGGTTGTAAAGGCTTTTTATATGCTTAAAAGCGTTAAAAGCATTGAAAAGGGCTTTTATAATAATAAAGGCAATTTATAATATATAAAGGCTTTTTATATATATAAGGGCTTGCGGGCGTTAAAAATAAAATAACGCTTGTTATTATATCAACATTGTTGAAAATTATATATATATTGCTTCGGGCTGTTTGCTTTTCGGCGTTCTGGGCGGCGGTTGTGTTTTTGGTATTGCGTTTAATTGTAAAAAAGCGCGGGCGGGTGTGGGCGTTATAGGTATGGCGGACGGGTTGCCGGGCGTGGTTGCGGTTTTTTTTCGGTGGTGTTTTGAGTAATAAAAAACGCCGACGGGCGGACGGCGTAAAAATCGGATAAACGAAGATAAAAGCATATAATTTTAATAAAAATATTACAGTTGTATAATAATTTATATAATTGCTTTATTTATATGCAATTTTAATATATATTATACATTTGTACTATATTTTAATTTATGCGTATTTATTTTACTTCTTTTTTCAATGATGGTATAATATAGACAGTTAGAAAAGGACATAAAAAAGCCGCTTTCGGAAGTTTACCAGACAGAGCGAAAACGGCTACAAAAACAAGAACGCCTTCGGCGATTCTGTTCGCTTGTATTATAAATAAGCGAAGCGGACTTGTCAAGCGTTTTTCGGTGGCAAGTCTCTTTTTTTAACGAAAAAATTAAAAAAGCCCGTAAGCCGTGAGCGCAAAACGCGCCACGCCGGGCGGAGGTTGAAAAAATGACAAACGAAAAGCAGGCAAACAAGGCGCAAAAAATAACACTTTTGAACGTGTTCGAGATTATCAAAAACGGCGGCGCAACGCTTAACAAGAACGGCGAAGCGGTTAGATTTTCGAAGGGCTATCAAGTAAGCCGCCGCGACTGTTACAAGATTTTAACAGGCAAGCCGCAAAAAATCGTTGAAGCGGTCAACGAGTTATTAAACAGCATAAGCGCGGCGGAGTGCGTTGGGCTTTGGTGCGATGATGGGTTTTGTTATATCGATATAAGCGAAAACATAAAAAGCAAAAAAAAGGCGTTAAAAATCGGAAGGGCGCGCCGTCAATTATCAATTTTTGAATGGAAAACGGGCGCATGCCTTGATTGCGGGAGGGCTTAAAAATGGTTGAAGTAGTAAGCAAAATAAACGTTATAAAAAAAGATAGATTTTTCAAAATGGCGACGGGCTACGCCTACGACGTCGAGATTATTAGAAGTATAGACGGCGGCAAAAATTTTTATTTTTGCGGATGTAGCGAGTTTGCCAAAACGAAAAAAGAGGCGGAACGGATAAAAAAGCGATTTATAAAAAAAGAATTAAAAGTAATAGAATAAACGCGCGAACAGTCGAAAAGGCAAACAGCCGGCAACGGTTGAAGCCTTCGGCGGTGGGATAGCCTCCCCGCCCTGACGATGACAGGCTAACGCGGTAAGGCGCGAGCGGTAAAACGCCGCGCACGCGTAAAGGGTTTTTATTATGTTGTTTTCAAAATACAATCAACCGAAAAAGGCAAACAGGCGCGGCGGGCGTAAGCCGTCGCCGGCAACGCTTGCAAAACGCGAAGCGGCACTTCGGGCGCAATATGAGCGCGAACAGAACGCCGAAGCGGTAGCGTTTGAAAAGTTTATGACAGCCGAACACGGCGACTTCGACGGCTTCGCGTTTGTAAATCTTTTTCACGAACACTTCGACAAGCGCAACGCCATTTACACGACGGAAAGCGACGACGAAGCGAACGCGATAACGCCCTTCGGCACTTTCCACGCGGGCGCGGATGGTGTAACGGCTTACTTTTTTAGCGAACAGCCGAAGAAAGTAGTTTATTTTAATAGAAGCGTTTACTTTATTTAATGGTGGCTATTATGACAAAAGAACAGCGAAAAGCGATAAAACGCATTTGTAACGATTTCGACTTTGAAAATATAAAGGAATTGCGGGAATATTTCCGCGATAATTACGGCGATCCCCTTGATTTTGATTTGTGGGATAAAACCGAAGAAGGACTTTATAAAGAAATTTCAAGATATTTTTTCAATAAGTAACGGAGGCTATTTTATGGAATACGCAATAAACAAAAATAATAATTTTAACAGTTTAGAGATTACCTTCGCCGGCAAGCCCGACGAACAGACGCGCAACGCATTAAAAGCGAACGGCTACCGGTGGCACGGAGTCCGCCGCCTTTGGTACGGTTACACGGACGAACAGACCATCCGCGCCGCCCTTGACGGCGTAACGACGACAAACACGGGCGAACAGACGACGAACGCGAAAACTCCCGCGAAAGCGGCAAAAAATCGCTTGCCGAGCCTTTGGGAGCGTTGCGATATAAGCGGGATAAAACAACACGACAAAAACGCGTTGCCGCCCGTGAAAGACGTTGCCGCGCTTTTGCGTAAAGAATTAAAAACGCGCTTCCCGGAAGTAAAATTTTCGATAACTTCGACATACAACACAATAGACGCATATATAAAGGCTTCGCCGTATGGGCGCGAACACGTCTACAAGGACAGACGAACGGGCGAGCCTGACAAGTACGGATATTTTGAAGACAGCGACGAATTAAACGCCGTACAAGCCTATTGTAAAGCCCTTGCCGATTCTTGGAATTACGACGACTCCGACAGTATGACCGACTACTTCGACGTACATTTTTACGGCGGTTATTTTCAAATCTCCGGCAATTACGAACAGACCGAGCCGACGGACGAACAGCGGGCGGACATTGCGGACTTCAAGAAAAGAAAAGCCGAAAAAGAAGAAAGAGACCATGCGGAATTTTTGGCGCAATGCGAACGCGACAGAATACAACGCGAAAAAGACGAGGCGGCGGCACGTATACAAGCACAGAAGGACGCAATCGCCCGCGAACAGATAGAAAAGGCGGCAATCGTTAAGGATATACCCGAAAACGAAAGAAGGATATATTTTGACCTTGCAGAATATCGCAAAATAAATAGCCTTGAAGAAGCCGAAAAAGTGCTTGAAGAATACGTAAAGGACGGCGAACAGTTGCCGAGAGTGGACGCTATACCGTCGCGCCGCGTAGACTTCAACGGCTACACCGATAACGATAAAAAGATTTTTGCGAACTTTTGCCGGATGTTTATGTTTAACTTTACTTTTTTACAAGGTAAAGGCGAACAGACGACAGCAGACGAGCGAGTAAACGAAAACAATTATAAACAACTTACAAGCGAACAGCGCGAAGGCGTAAAATGGTATGCCGACGATTGCGTAGCGGTTTACAATAACGGTGTACTTCAATTTATTATTGACCCCGAAGGGTTTAGTTATGCTCGTTATATCTTGCAATTACCCGAAGGCTTCGACGAACAGGCGGACAGCGAAAACGCCGCCGAGTGGATAGCGAACCAAAAAGCCGAGACAAGCAAGCGCGAGCCGTTCTATATTCCCGCGCCCGTTAGCGAACAGATAGCGCAAGCCTATTTACAGCCGGGCGAACGCGTAACCGTTTTAGCGGTCAACGGATGGGTACTTATGGCGCAGGAATACCGCGGAACGCTTGAAAGCATAGAAGCGAAAGCGTGGGCGCAATATTCCGACGCGGGCAAAATAACGATAATGAGAGACGGCAAAAGAAAGCCCGACGAGTTACACTTCCACCGGGGCGAAGCGTTCGCCTTATATCGCGGAATACTTCCGGAAGTGCCGAACAGCCTAAAATATGGCGACGCTTCAAGCGGCTTGCAACTCGTAAATTTTGCGGGCGCAGGCGCAGACGGATATATTAAAAGCGTTATGAAGTATTATAAAACGCTCGGATATACGCCCGTAATAGACTTGATAGCAAAATAATAAACGAACAGCCGCCCTTCCCTGAAAGGCGGGGCGGCGAACAGATAACACGACGAACAGATAAAAAATAAAAAATAAAAAATAGCGGTAAGACTTGACCCGAACAGGCAAGCACGCAGAGGATAAAAAAATTATGTCTACTTGTAACTTTACTAATCAAAACGACTTCCCGCTTTTTGCGACTAAACACTTCGACGGCTATTATTACGAAGACCCGGACACGGGCGAGACTGAATACTTCGACGATAACGGCTACGACTTCGAACAGGCTCAAAAACTCGTAGACGAGTTTAACGACGGACTTAACTATTTTCAATTAAAACTCGAAAGCGGCTATTATGAGGGCGTGCAAACCTTGCTCGAAGATAAGACGGACTCCTACGGTTGCGCGTTTCTGACAAAATACTATTCCGCCGCCGATTGGAAGAAAGGACGCGCCGAAGAAAAAGCGTACTACGGCTATTACGATGATTTTGATATGTCGTACTCCGACAGAAAGAAAGCCGAACAGCGCGAACTTCGTAAAATACTTAACTTTTGCCGAACAAAATTAAAAAACTTGTACGACTTCGAAGAGTACGTTTGTACGGCGAGATTTTCTAACGGTGAAGCCTTTTACGGCTTGGCAAGCAACGAAAGAAACCGCATAAAAGCGGCAATCCCATAAGGGGGCGAGAATATGAAAAGGAACGAACAGAGAATCAAAGCGAAAGCGGAATTAAACCTTCCGCTTTCGGAACGGGAACGCGCTCGCTACTTGCTTTTTATCGCGAACAGCGAGCAAGCGAAAAAGTTTATAGACAACGAAAAAATCACGGGAGTAAATGTGAAATGAGAATCAATTGCGAGAAAATCAATAAAGAAGTAGGAATCGGCGTAGCAACCGCCGCCGGCGCGATAAAACACGCGCGAGCAAAAATCAATTATCTTTACCACGATAATAAAAACCTTAACGAAAGACAGTGGCAAGCAGTTTTAGAATTGCAGTCTATAATCACGAGCATAGAATTAAACGAACAGCCGGACGAACAGCCGACAAAAGCGGAAGATATTTTGCGGTATTGGAAGAAGTACGATTATATCTTTACCGAGTACACTTCGGCAGCAGGTGAAAAATGCTATCGAACAGTAGGATTGCAAGCCTATTACGCCGCATTATGCCGAAGATTTAGGCTTGACTTTGAATTTTTAGGCGATTTCTACTATACGGCAAAAGGCGACGGCTTCACCCTTGAATACGTCGATGGCGATATAATTTTAGCAATAGAAAATAAAGAAGAAGGAGAAAATAAATAATGAACACGGCAACGATTGAAAAATGTATTGACCTTTTGAACAGGGGCAAAATCGACGATTTACGCGACTTATTAAACTACGAAAGAGAGACGAATATATTAGCCTCGAAAGGCATTAAAACGAGCCTTTTGAACGCTGTAAAGAAGATTGTTTGCGATAATGGCTTAAAAGAATGGCGTAAAAATCTTTACGGTATACAGCATACGCCGGACGGAAAGCAATTTATATGCGACGGCTACCTTCTCGTTAAATGGAACGAAGAACAGCCCGAACTGAACGCATTACCGCAGACCCCGGCAAACGAAAGCATTGACGCAAACAATATCTTACGTACAACGGCAAGTATGTTAAAATACGAACTTACCGACAGCGATAAAATAATCGCCGAAAATATAGACAAGTACATAAAACTTTATAACGAGAAAAAAGCAAAAAAATACCCGATAAAGTATTGTAACAAGTTTTTCGACGCGCTTTATCTTAAAAAGGCTTTTAGCGTTATCGGAACAAACTTCGAGCATATTCTCACCGGCAAGAACGAAAACTCCCCGCTTCAAATTAACGAAAAGGACTATTCGGCAGTATTGTTGCCGATAAATATAAACACTATCGCAGACGAAAGCAAAACAACAATCGAACAGAACACACAAAAGTTTGTCGAACAGATAAAGGGGGCTTCCGTATGATAACATTAGGACAACTTAAAAATGTTTTAGATATGTGTAACGATATACAAATCGTAGACCACGACGGCGACGGGAACACTATCGATATTTCTTGGAAAAATGCAAGCGATTACTTTGAAGAACATAGTAACGACATCGTTACTTTTATATCGATAGGCACAACAAAAACAAATAAGATAATAATCTTCACGGAGGAACAGCAACAATGATAATCAACGCGGTTTTAATCGGCTTATTAGCCGTAATTACGGTAATAGTCGTTGCGATTTTCGCAACAACCTTAAACAAGGCGAAAAAGGGCAAAAGAACAGCCCTTTGGATAAAGAAAAATGAACAAGACGGAGGCGAACAGAAATGAAAAAAGACATTTTCAAAACTTTGAAAGACTATTCCGCCGGGTATCACCGAGTATCGACACCCGAAGAAAACAAAATATACGACGCGGAAGTCGAAAGAATTAAAACACGCATACTTGCCGACGTGGAACACTCACCCGAAATAATCGCCGAAGAGTTTTCTAAACTCTGGGCGACAGAATATCGCCGTTTGTTTTCGGGCGTATATTCTACATTTGCAATGACTCCCGAATATAAAGCCGTCGATAATATCTATATGGCACTGCTTGACAGTAAACCGTTAAAAAACATTACCGTAACGCAATGTAATGCAGATAAAGGAGCGGGCTATGCGAGCAATGACTAAAATAAGCGCAGACGAGGCACGGGCAAAATATGGCATTGTTACCGACGACGCAAACAGCCGCCTTGAATACCGTTTAACGCCGAGCGGTTGCGTTGTCGATAGCGACGGGGATATGAGATATTATCCCCCCGTCGTTGTCGAATTGTGCGAAGCAATAAAGGCTGACGCGGCAGAACTCATGGAATTTATAATCGAAAGCGTTGCGCCCGCTGGCGATAAAGAACAGGCAAGAGAGCGCATGACGGAAAGAAGAAACAAACGATACGGCGACGAAATAAAAAAGTTGAACTCAATACTTACGAAAGGGTTGCCGAGTTTAGGCATAGAGCGGGCGATTTCCCCCGTCAAAGAGGTAGTAAAAAAGGACGGCAGATTTTACTTTCTGACAGAAAAGAACGGCGCATTTGACGTGTTTTATTACCTTGCGATAGATTACAAAGATGCAAAATAATGAGTGATAAAATAAAAAACCTAAAAAAGAAATGCGGCTTGTTCCGTGAGTTTTGCAAAATTAACGGCTTGAAAGACGGCGATTATTACAGCGCGGTTGATTATATCGAATATTGCGACGGCTTAACTTTGGCACAGACAATAGAAATAACGCGCAAATACGAACCCGATTTTAAGCGAAACGATTGTAATATATAATAAACCGCGCCCGTGCGGTATCGCGGGCAAAGGAATTTAATATGAGAGAAATACTTTTCAGGGGCAAGCGAGTAGACAACGGCGAATTAGTTGTTGGCAATAGTGTATTGTTTTTCAAAGATACAACTAAAATTTATGGGGAATTAACATATTGGCGTGAAATCGAAGTTATCCCCGAAACCGTCGGACAATATACAGGATTTACCGATAAGAACGGCGAGAAGATATTCGAAGGCGATATTATGCAGTTGTGTTCGGCTTGCTATCCTTGTCTTGTTTATTGGGATGGAAAAGGTTGGGCTTGGAAACAAAACGGGAAAAGAAGAGAAATAGACCTTACTCGCGAAAAAATGTGCATAATCGGCAACCTTTATGACAACCCCGAACTTTTAAGGAGCGAAAATGGATAAAGAACAATTTAACGAGATAAGCACTCAATACCTTCTTGCCCTACCCTCTATGAAGAAATCGGATAAGACCGTTACGGCTTATAGTTTGGCTTTCAGGAAGTTTTCAGACTTCTTGAAAGCAGACGAACAGATAACGCCTTTAACCGTCGTAAATTGGCGTTCAAGCCTTTCTATGAGCGGGATAAAGACAAACAGCGTAAGGCAGTATATGATTTTCATACACTCATTTTTCGAGTGGTGCGTCAAAATGAAAATCGAACAGGAAAACCCCGTACACCTTGACGAGATACCCGAACAGCAACGCGTCGAGTATGACCTTTTAACGCTCGACGAAATCAAAAGCCTAATAACGAAAACTCCGACCGGGTTAAGCGGGAAAACGATAATCAGAAACCGCGCTATTATAGTTTTACTTTTGCAGGCGGGCTTGCGTAACAGCGAACTGCGTTCGTTGACCGTCGCCGACCTTGACTTCGAACAGAACAGGATCATGGTACGGCACGGCAAAGGCGACAAGCAACGACTTGTTGCAATGCCGCGAGTTGCAAAGGAAATAATCGAAGAGTATCTTTCGAGCGGTATTCGCCCGAAATGGTGTACCGATAACGATTATCTTTTTGGCACGGATTCGGACGAAAACGGCAAAAGTACCGACGGTAAAATATGGAAACAATTCTCGTCGCCTGCTCTGCTTATGCTCGTACATAGATACACCGAGCATTGCTGCGGACATAGTGTAAAGACTCACGCATTGCGCCACGCTTTCACGAGTTTATGCGATTTGAGCGGTATGCCGATGACCGAAATATCGCAAAACCTCGGACACTCTAACCCGCTTGTAACGGCACAAGTTTATCGGCACATACTCAATAAAGACACTGCCATTCAGTCTGCCGTCTCGGCAATGGATAAATTTACGAACAGTCTGCAAGGTATGTAATGCTTGACTTTACGGCGAACAGCCGATATAATTAAAACTACGAAACAAATAAAAATCTTATAAGGCTTGACGAACAGCAAGCAAAGGACATAACAAAATGAACTATGAACAATTAACACAAGTTGTAAAACTCGCCGACCGCGAGCAAATTAAAAACAGAATGACATTACTCGGATATAGAGATATCGAACAGGACGAAAAATTAAAATCGGTCTCTTTCGTTACGATCGCTCAATCGTCTATCGAAGACACCGAACAATATCTTTCAAAAGACAAACAACATTGTTTCGACGGACATCGAAGCATAAATAACGACGTTGCGTTCGGTATAGAGTTTATCACCATTCAAACGATGAAATACGATAAAAAGCGAAAAATGTATATAACGAGCAACTTTGATATTTACGCAAAGGAGATTACCGTATGACGACGTATTGGAAAATGTACTTGAAAAGGACTATTTACGAGTGTTGTTACATTCTTAGAATACCCGAACCAAAAATAAAATGGCAACCGCAAAATAAATTCCCAACGGAAACATTGTTGTCTGCCGTAACTGGCAACAAAGGCGACTTGACAATTTTATTGTCAAATCAGTTCCTTTATAACGATATGACCGACGCAAATCTTGCATTTTTTATTATGATTGTTGCACACGAACTGCGGCACTGTTGGCAGATCGAAAACGATTTAATAAAAGACTATGACATAACATTGGCGAACAGCGACGATAAAAATGCGTACAATAATCAAGAGGTTGAATTAGATGCCTACGGTTTTGCGTTCGCTTATTTAAGAAAAGAATACCACGTTGAGCCTATTCTTCCCCTTTCGGAAGAAACGATAGAAAACATACGCAAACACAGAGACATTATCTCAAAGGAGTTGTTTTGATATGTTTTTTTATGAGCCGCAACCGACGATAGATTATAAGCCGTGCGAAATCTGCGGAAAGATATGCTTTAATTCCGACCTTGTTTGGACGACTAAATACGCAGGAATATGCAAAGACTGTTACAATAAATTAAAGGAGCAAAAGAACAATGAACGAAATAAAATTTAATGTCGGAGATAAAGTAATATCATTTACGGGATTACAAGGTAAAATCGAAAAAGTTTTTAATGGAAAAGACTATATTCTTGCTTATATCAAATATGAGGACGGCAAAGAAGACTTTATCACAGAGTGCGACAAAACACACAACTTCGATTTGTTTTATTTAATCGGAAAGAATGTGTTTGGCAATAAAATCGAAAAAGAAGAATTGCAACAAGAACTTGCAAAAATTGAAGCCCGTAAGAAATTATTAAGAAAGCAACTTTGGCGACTTGATAACGTTATGGTCGAAGACTGGAAAGAAAGACGGGAACAAAGGAAAGACCGAGAGGATGAAACCGCCGAACAGCGAATGGAACGAGTGTTAGAACGTATAAACAACGCTATCGAAATGCTGCCCGACAATGGAAAAAAAGAAGCCCTCAAATCGGCAATAGAAACCTATCTTACCGATAATAGCAAACTATCTTAAAAAATATAAAAACGCGTTATCGCACTTTCAAAGGTGTAATAACGCGTTTATTTTATTATTTAATCCATTCTAAATCGGCAGGCTCAATCATCGTTTCAGGCGCATTTAACCACGCCACATACCATTCGCCCAACTCTTTTAATTGCTCGTCAGTTAGTTTATCGTACCACAACTTTCCGCGATTGATTATGGGAAAGCACTTCTGCTCGCGATTGTATCGTATCTCTTCTCTTTTTCCCTCGTCGCTTTGAATATGCGGTACTAATTTTAATGTGCCGACTTTGTGTCCGTTTTCGTTCACCGAAGTAATTTCGTCCACTACGGGATATAATTCACCGAAAATATCAAACTTTGGTATACTGTCGGTTAGAATAAAATCATATTCCGCGTTTTTGACAATATTTCTTTTGTAATCTTCGTTTTCCCTTACCCAATAATAGGTAAACGCTTCGCGGTCATTTATTTTGTAATTAAATACATACATTCTCGTATCACTCTCCTCAATACAATAGAAAGGCGTATAGCCCTTTTGTAAGATTATTGTAACTACTATTTTTAACGGTTATTGTGGTACTTTCACCGTTTGAAGTCGATGACATATTTGAAATCATTATTTGAAAACCATTGCTTGAATCGTCAACAGTAAAATACTTTCCAACAAACGTCGAATTGTGCAACATTGCGGCTGTGATGGTATTTATGATAAAATGTCCGTCTTTATGACCTACCATAAATGTTACGGCTCGACACCACCTCAAATCGCGGGCTATTGTATACGCCTTTGCCGTAGCATTAGTGGGTAATGAATAAGTTACAGGAAACATTTCATAAGTTTCGCTATCAAAAGTATCAAACCAAGCCGGCACAGTAGAACCGGGATATGTTGCACAATATGCTTTTGCCCTTGAATTAGCATAATATTTGATATCCCCCGAATAATCGGTAGCGAATGGACTACCTATTACCGGAGCCCATATTTTTTTTGTTGATGCACTTTTATCCGAGAAATCCTTAAAAGATACACCATTTATTACCACAGGTGTTCTCCACTGACCGTCTCCAAAAAGAATAGCGGTTTCAGGCGTTCCACTTGGGATTTCGCCACCGCCGGTCGGTACATTGTACACAATATTCCCTACTTGCAATTTAGTAAGTTCATACGAACCCGCTTTGGATGGATTTGCCTCAACTTGATTTAATCCGTCATACCTTTCAACCTTGCTTTGCGTAATTCCACTGTTGACCGCAGCAAGTTGAGTTTCACTTAACTCATCTTGCTTTTTTCCTGCCATCTCGTCCACGTATGACTTAATTACTCTGTTTTGTACGGCGTTTGTCGAAGAATCGCTCATTTTGGTATCAACTTCAATCTTTCCACCGCCGTCAGGTGATTTGAAATTCCACTTTTGCCATACAACGGCATTTCGCCACGAATTGTAAGTTGTTGCGACTAAAACATAATCTCCGCGTACAGCGTCAGAAACGGCGGTAGAATACGGTATAGTAATCGTATCGTCAAGTTTATCACCTAAAATATTTACGATCATTTTGTCGCCGTTTACCGATATAACAAGTGCCTTGTAAACTCTAAAACAAACGTCCGTTATTTTAGCGATTCTCTCGTCTACGACCTGTTCTATCGCGCGTTTAATTGCTAAACTATCCGACAAATTCGACATATATATTCTCCTTTATTTTACTTATTTCGACGTAACCGTAAAATTCGGTATATCGGCGACACTCGTTGCGTTTATAGTCATTGCCCCTGTTTCCCCTATTGGTAGAGAGAACGAGTTTATTAAATGTCTTTCCGTCGGATTATGCGGTTTATCCGTTCTCTGTACCGAAACAAGTTGATTTTCAACAAGGTGAAACATTTGACTGCTCGTTATGTTTACAGATTTTTGCAAAATAGTTTTACGCTTTAAGTAATATTCGGCGAGCGCGGTACATTGCTTCGTATTAAAATAATTTGCTTTCGTTTCATGGTATGTTTTTAACCCTATCGCGCTTATACTTGTATCACTGTTGGGATCGTCATTGCTTGCTCTTCCCCATATACCGCCGTCGGTATTGCCGCCGCCTACGATTATCACGTCGTTGTATACTTCGTCGTTTTTTATTGTTTCGGATATTTGCGAAAGAGTGCTGTTGCGCTGCGTGAATTGCCACAAAACAGGCTTTTCTATGTCGTTTATATCTGTTTGCGATGGCTCTAATCTCAACGCTCCCGTTTGGTCGTAGCCGATTATACCCGCTAAAACGTCGTTAAATTGAAGTAGTAATTGAGCGAAGTTGCTTCCGCCGTTTTCTGAAATATCAAACGGGATTTCGGTCATAGAAGCCGTTCTTGTTTGAGAGCCGTCGCCATCTAAAACGGCGTAATTCTTTCCGTCGTAATAATTCGTAAATATCGGCGCAATGTTATCTATCATTGCGTTGATATCATCGGTCAATTTATGGTCGTATATCGAGGTCTTTAATAAGTTTGCGATTGCCGTATATACGGCATATTCCGCAGTGCTTTGCTTTGCCGTATAGGTATCGGTCAACTTACCAAATAAAGAGCCGTCAAGATTAGCCCATTTATCGACCAAAGGAAACGTTACTGTTTTTTGATTTTCGCTTAATACCGACTGCGGGTTTTTGATAAGCCCCACCATTTGAGGCAAATAAAAATCCGTTCCGTCGGGCAAAACAAGACCCATAGAAAGCCTTATCTTTTGCCCGAACCAAATGTTGTTGACGTTATATTCAAACGCGTTATCGATGTCAGAAAGCGTAATGCTCGCCTTTCGTCTTGCTCCGTTCTGAAACGAAACGCTTAACGTGCCTTGTTGTACTAACGCCGATGATTGATATTTGGGGTTGTAACCGCGCCGATAACCGTTGGCATTACTCAAAAAGAACGCAACGGAATTATCGGGCTGTAAAAACTCTAATTTCGTGAGTTTTTGAAACGGGTTTAACAACGCGTCTAAATATCTTAAATAACGTTCGCTTTGATTTGCCATAAAACCACCTTAATTTTGCTTTGAATTGTTCCAATTTGCGTCTTCCGACGTTTGAATTAAAGCAACGTTTTTCATTGTGCCGATTTCTTCCCACGGAATAGAAACCGTAACTTCCTGTACGTTCGTTTTCGTGTTGATCGTCTGTGTTATCGGCGCAGAGATAGCGACCTTATAAATGTTACCTTTCGTGTCTTTAAGGAAAAACGTATTCCGCGATAAACTCGCCACATAGAGCGAATCCATAAAGTCGGAAGTGTCAGCATAACTTACGTTTGAAACGTTTGATAACAAGGCTTGTAACGTACCGCTACGCCCTCTTCTCGACGACGCTTGACGTAGCCTGTACCCCGTAAAGTTTGTGAGCCAATTCGGCGTGTTATTGTTGCTTACACTTCCCGCCGAAATGTTATTTCCGAATTTCCAATATCTTAAAACATGGAAAATGTTCGGCTCGTCCGCCGTTTGACTACCCTCGATTAAATAGTAAGCCGTATCATACGGGGAAATCTCATTACTGTCTTCGTAAGTTAAATAAGAGCCGTCATACGCATTGTAAACTTTATAGAAAAATTTCTTACTCGGAACTATTCCGAAATCCTTAAACGAAGTAATCGTCGAATCGAAAACGCCCATTTTGAGATACTGTTTTTCATTTGCTTCTTTCCTATAAAAAACTTTACTCGATTTTAAGCCGTCAGTATCGCCCGCATTGTACTTGCGATTTGCAAAGTTTGTCAAAAATAATATTCCGCTTTTCTTTTGCGACGGATTACCGTCTTGAAACATATTATCAGTAACAGTAAGTTTGAAGGTACTCACAGCAACACCTGCAACTAATGCGTCGATATCTTCGCAAGATATGTAGATACTGTCAATGCTTGATAAATAAAAACCCGTTAAAGAAGTGGAAGTTACTTTACCGTTGTCATAAATGGTAATTTTGTCAATAAGATTCAACTCGATGGTAAGAAATTCAGAAATTAAACTTATTTCTATTGGTTGCACCGAAATCGAAGACGGTTGAATTGTAATCTTTTTATTTGTTTTGCTAAATGTCAGCGTTACACTTTCTTGGTGGTTACCCCTATAAAGGGTAAATCTCAAACCGTCTGAAATCTTACACCTAAGATATATATAACTCCCCCCCGGAAACCCTAACAAATCATAGGATAAGCCGTTTATATATTTCTTACTCCACTCTATACCGCCGGAAGATGCTATCAATGGGTCTTTCGTAAATCCCAACCAATAATCGCCTGATTGCTCTGTAAATTCAGTTTCCCTATTATACGTCGGTGGAATTGAAGTTGTGATAGCGTCTTTATTCCAAGTGATTAAAGAGTAAGGCGAACGACAATATGCAGTAGGCGACTGTGTTCCCGCAGGCAAATCTTGACTTATAGTAAATGATTGTTGGGCTGAAACAAGTTGCCCGCTCGACGATTCCACAGTGCAAACAATCCGGTAATCACCCGCAAGCAAGCCTTCGTAAAAATACTCTAATACCATAGTCGCAATCGGGAAAGTATCGTCAATTATATCTCCGTCGGCATTATAAAGAACCCACTGCGCCCACGATATCGTATCGTTTTCCGCTTGTGAGAAAGTTCCTCTAAATTTTACAGAGTTTTCGTTGATTTCGTTTGTTACACGAGTTATGGTAAGCGTCGGAGTTTCTCTCGTTATAATGGCAGACGGGGCAACTTGCGTTATTTTTTTTAAGGTAGTTCCTTCTTGCCAAACTTGCGTAATGTATAAAGCATACGACTTTCCTTGTTGAAATTCCATTCCTGAACTTGCCCAAGAATTGTTGTTCCCGCTCGTGTCGGTGGCGACAAATACCGTCGGATTACCTTTTGCGTCCGTCGGAAATACAGGCGGATCGACTTTTTTTAATTTTATGCCGAAATCGTTAGTTAGGTCGCCCGTCGGCGGGAAATGACCCACGCTCGTATATGTTCCATCGGCATTTTTAATATATGAATCAATGCAATATCCGACTAACTGCGAATTGCCGTTCAATTGCCACGACATTTGAAATTTATCGTAAGCGTCTATCGTTCCGCCGCCTACGCCCGCAAACGACGAAGGCGTTATGTTCGAAGGTTGAAATAAAGCCATATTAAATATCTCCTTTAATTTACTAAACCCATATTTTCAAATAATTGAACGATTGTTTTTGTTTGAGCGTCTTCCGCGCTTATCGGTACTCCGTTTACGACGTAAGCATTGCTGTTAGAATTATTTACCGTACTTCCGCCGTTTGTAATAATGTCGCTGCGCGATAATATCGGGCTACGGTTTGTTGCGCCGAATAAAAGCCCAAGACTGTCGGCAAAAGCCTTAAATTGTGCGTTAGAGGTCGGATTGAGTATCTTCTCGGCTAATTCAGGGGGCAATACTATTTCGTCGCGCGAAGTCGCTTTTATGCCGCCTAAACCGTGCAAAACCCCGCCACTATCGTAGGTGGTCGTTTCTTCGCTGCCTGTTGAGCGGATATGTACACGACCACTCTTTTCAATCGCGTCGATAATTTTATCTACAAATTCAGGCGTTTCACCTTCGCCGAAAGTTCCCTCATAGGCTTTCGCCCATTTATCGAGCGTTTCTAACAATTCCTTGTTAGTCGTACTGCCTTTATCTAACAAATTCAAAACGTCATCCCACGCCGCGTCCTGAACGTTTTCTTTCGCCTTATCGAGATTCTTTTGTGCCTTTTCGACCGCTTCTTCGTTGCGTTGCCATTCCCAATTCCCCGTTTCGGCATTAAACACTCTTACGTTTCTTTGATTTTGCGCTTCTGTCAATGCTTTTTCGGCTTCTAAAACGGCTAATCGCTTTTCTTCGTAATCGGCGGTTTCTTTTTGTGTGTCGCGGATTTCTTTTAAGGCGTTAGCAATGTCTTTATACTTGCTTGCGACTTTGGATAAATCGTCCGACCAAACCTTGACTTCTTCCGTTGCCTTTAAGTAACTGTCGAGAATTTTCTGAAATTCTTCGTCGGACATTTCGCCTTTCGCTATTTTACGGATTTGTTCAAGCGATAATCTTTTCAGAAAGTCATCGGAATTTTCGTCGCCATACAATAATTTGTTTGATTTATCGTAAGTACTTCCTTCGCCAAATTGTTTCATAGCCAAATTGATTTGACCTAATATAAACTCTCTGTCTTTATCGCTTAACGACGAATCGTTTATAACTTCTTCTTTAATTTGGGTAAATAAATCTTTCCATTGGTCGTAGGTATAATTGCCATAACCGACCAACCGCGTTTTAAGTTGATCCGACCCAAACAGTGCGCCGAAAGATGATTTGATTCGATCCCAAGTGCCTTGTTCTTTGCCGACATCAATTTCAGTTCCGTAACCGTGCTTTTTGAACCATTGATATAATACCGCTTTATCTTGATTCCATGCACTGCTTTTTTCTCCACCAAAATACCATTCCATTCCTGTTTTTGTTAGGTATTTTTCAGCGTCTGAAAATGATTTAGAATTGTCTTCGTAATACTTTCTAATTTGTTTTTCAATGTCGTCTTTTTCGGAAGTTTTAATTAACTCTTTTTGGTCTTCAAGACTACCGTTTATAAGGTCGAGAGAGTCTTTATACTTGTTATTGCTTTCAATAAGTTTATTTTGAATAGTCAATAACGTATTTTGAGCCGCCTCGATTTGACTTGTAGAAGAAGCATTATCTGCTAAAACGGCGCGCGCCTTTTCAAATTGAGAGATATAATCGGCATATTTGTTTGTTACCGTTTCTATGTTGGTCTTTAACTTATCAAGATTATCTAACCCTTCTTCAAGACTTCCCGAAATATCTTTATTTCCTGCATTATTGACGGAATCAATAATACCGATTACAACCGATATTGCCGTGGCTATCAAGCCTATTGCTCCCAAAGCGTTATTGAACGTTATAGCGGCGGCAGTTCCCTGCTTAAATGCAAGGATAATCGATTTTATTGACGAGAGTAACGTTGCAAAGCCTGCGGCAATCTGCTTTCCGTAAATTAGGGCTAAAACAGTACCCAATGCAAGGACGGTAGTTCTTAACCCGCCCGTGTATTCAATTATTTTCAATAACCAAGAAGCAATAGATATTAAATCTTTCTTGAACGATAAAAACCCTTGTTCGTCGTTTGCTAAATGTTGCCATTGCGCTTTCAAGGAATTAAGTTTTGCCGAGTAAGTATCTAAATACTCCTTGTTCTCTTTTTGAGAATATCCCGCCGCATCCGCTAACGTTTCTTGCGCCTTTTTAACGCTATCCATATTGTTTAAGAGCGCGATAAAATAGTTTTTACGGAACGTGCTTGCCGTGTCGTAAATCTCGGTTACTTTGGCATAATTTTCGCCAAGAGCGTCTTGTAATTCGTCGTTAAGGTTGCGCCAATCGTCGTCGGTAAACAGCGTTCCGAGAATACTCTCATTTTGCCCGTTAGTGTTTTTGATTTCTTCGGACAAACCTTGCCAAATATCAAGTACCGTACCTTTACCGTGTCTGAAATCGTTGACAATATTCGCCATATTTTCGCTTAATTTTGCGAAAGTATCGAGCGCAGAACTCTTCGTAGAAAATTGAATAAGAGAGTTGACGGCAGTACCGAGATTTTCACCGCTTCTGCCCGTCGCTTCCGACAAAGCGGTAATTATGCTTACGGTTTCGTCAAGACTAAGATTTGCGTTTTTCGCCGAAGAACCCGTTCTTTGCAACGCCGTTAAAAGTTTATCGGTCGTAACCGCAGCATTATCCGCCGTGATATTGAGTTTATCGACGATAAGCATTAAATCGCCGGCAGACAAGCCAAACTGTTGCATTATGGCGATCAAGCCGTCGGAAGCCTGCGTCGCGTCGAGTTCGGCTACGTTAAGAGCGACAACCGCCGCTTCCGTCGCTTTTAAGGTTTCGACAGTATTCATACCCGAACGCGCGAAATTAAGGGCTATCTGACTTACGTTTTCAAATGTCTGCCCGTATTCCTGCGCCATTTTATACAATTTATCCGAAAGGTCTTTATCACCTATCGAGCCGCTCGGCAAAACGCGTTGCAACTCGATAATCCTATCTTCCGTTTCAACCAAAGTTGTATTGATAGAAGCAAACGCGCTTCTAATAAGATTCAGCGGTTTCATTACCAAAGTAGCGACTACTTGCCAGCGCAAGAAACCCTGCATCATCGAAAGCATACTCTGTTGATTATCTTTGTTTGCTTGGGTGTTTTCTTTTATTGCTTTCGTGTTTTTTTGCTCGGTTTTAGTATAGTCTTCTACCGCTTTGGTCGCTTTTATTTTAGAGGTAAATTCTTTATTTTCCGCATCTGCCTGCTTTGCCATTGCCGTTGCGGTTTTTGCCTTTTCTTGCGCTAATTTCTGTTCCGCAATGGCATTTTTGTTGTTGACCTGTAAAGTCTTTTGAGCGACTTTCGCAAGCGAATTATAATACTTCGTTAAAGAGTTTATCTGCGCCGTAAGGTCTTTGTTTACCTTTACGCCGCTTAAAGAATCGGCAACCGACTTTATAGATGTTTCGAGTTGCTTTAACTGTTGCGTAGCAAGTGTATTTTTTAATTCTACGTCAAGTATTATCTTTGCCATAAGTCGCTCCTGTTTATATAACTACCGAGAATTTCTCGGTTATTGCCTATTTTAATTATCTTTGCTGTCTAAATAAGAATCTTTGAAATCTAAACGCTCGCCGTTTTCTTTTTCGACTTTGTAAGGTTTCATAGCGCGGATAAAACTATCCAACGCTTCGGTTTCTTGTTCTTTGACAAAATTATTCCAAAACGGACGAGGCGGGGGATTTCCCCATAATTTGCCCGTTTGTATACTTTCGATTAAATCGTCGCCGTTACGCACGACGGAAAAGAATTGAGTCGCGTGATAACCTGTCGGCGAATAATCAAACGTCAGTCTTCCGTTATCAACGCTTATAGATATATTTTTTTTATCCCCCAACGGTCTACCCAGACTCGGATTATCCGTTCTTCTTTTATACACAAGCGGCGTATAGCCGTTATACCAAGTGCCGAATAGGTAATTGTAAAACGAATAAAGCATATCTCCGCTAACCCAACGTAATGCACTATGAACCGCTTTATTTATATCGTCGGTCTGTTTTTTCATATCGGTTTCTATACCGACCGTTTCGACTTTTACGTTAAGAAAATCGTTCATTTTACACCTATAAAAACAAAACGCCGTATCTACGCCCGTATTTCAGGGCGTAGACAGCGTTTTTAGTTAAAAATTATGCCGTAACCATAACGGTACAAGTCGCTTTGACGGCGGGGGTAACGTCGGGAACGGTTATCGTAACCGTCGTGTTACCTGCCGCAACGCCTTCGACAACGCCGTTATTATCGACTTTTGCCGTTCCTGCCGTCGCAGAAGCATAGGTCAAAGACGAATAAACGGGCTGTGCAACCGTTCCGTCTTTAAGCAAATACTTGACGGGGATTTGGACTTTTGCGCCGACTTTTGCGGTTACACCGCCACCGACGACGAATAAGCCTTCTACTTGGTCGGTTACTTTGCCGCACGGAACGTATACGTAGTAAGCATACGGAGCGGACGAGTTCGCGCAGTCGCGGAAATCCGTCGCGTCGGGTATGTTGTCTACGTTTGCCAACGCCTGCCAGTCGTAAGCGGTCGTCGCGTTTGCCGTCTGCGAAGCGGAAATACCTGCGTCGCCCGTGAATTGAGCGTACTTTACAACGAGATACAAGTAACCCGCAAGCGAGCCGTTAGTAACCGCTTCGCCCTGTTTCGCGTAAACGTTGTATTTGTAGGTAAGACCCGCAACCTGCGGCGTGAAGTTCGACGGAAGGTCGAGAACCTTTGCCGAAGCAACCGACGTAAAGTAAAATATGTCGTAAGACGCGCCCGTATAGTTACCCTGCACTACACCCGTAGTGAGGTCTATGCCGACGTTTTCACCCGTATAATCGGTCGCTCCCGCAGGTCTTACGTAACACAAGCCGTAAGTGTCGTCGGAATCTTGGGTATACGCTCTTGCCGGCGGATAATCCGCAAGGTGAGGAATGGTAAGTTTGCCGCTGACGGGCGCAACACCCGATTCTACGACTTCGACAACACCGTTATTCTTAACCGTACCGCCGCTTATCATTGCCCTTTGTCTTAACGAAAACGCTTGCGAAGTAAGAGTACCCGAAAGACGTGTCGTATCGGGAATAGTTATAAGCAACGGGTTGCCGACCGCACCGGTTATCTCGCCGAGATTGACGGACGACGTAACCGAACCTTCGCTCGCAACGGTGTCATAACCGATAATATTGCCTTTCGCGTCGGTGATTTTTACTTCCGCAATACCTTTTACGAAAAGGTTGGGATCACCAAAATGAAATGCGTTCATATAAAATCTCCTGTTAATTTATTTTTGTTTTACGCCGCCTAACTGCTTACCTAAATCGCTTGCCGACATAGTACCCATCGTTTCGTCGATACTGTCGTAAGCCCACGACGGAAACGGATTGCCTTTCTTAAACGTAACCATTCCCGCTAATTCGGCTTGTCCGTAAAGAGTGTATTTCTTATCACGGTCTATCGCCTTAAATCGGTTCTCAAACTCACGAATAGTCCAGTCGTCGATTTCTCTTTCGCTCACCTTTGAAAAGTAGGCTACGGACGAAATAAGACTGCCTAAATCGGTTTTGAGTTTGACCTGATTACCCGATTGCATTTCTTGTAATTGCTTTTGGGCTAAAACAAGTTCTTCGTTTTCGCTGTCGTCGGGCAATTCAAGCCCGTTTTGGTCTGCAATAAGCGGTCGTATATATGCGGAAAAATCTTGGGGCGTAATTTCCGCGACATTATCGCCTTGCGTCATTTTGAATCGGACTATTTCAAGGTCTTTTCCGACCTGCCTGATAACGATATTTTTGCCTTTCATGTACTCTTTAATGTCGAAATTATCTATCCGCAAAGATAAAGACATTAAGAGCAACAATCGGCTGAATAAACCGCTACCCGCTCCGTTCTTAACCGTTTCGTCAATTTCAAGCGAGAAAACGGCATTGAGATAATCTTTCATTTGGTACTTAACAGGGAGTGTACCTAATCGGATTATCAATGCGTCTTTACACGCTAAAAATTGCTCATAGAATGACATTTTGACGGGATAGAATGTCAAATTAAGCATTTCAATAGGTCTTCCTTGCCTAATTCTCTGTTGCCTTTCCCATTGTGATAATTGGCTCATTTCTTATCTCCTGCCTTTTATCGGTGTATATCAATCGGACTTTTGCTCCGAGTGGTATCTGTAACAACTTTGCGCTTCTTCCGTATTTTCAACGCGTTTAGTGCAATTACAATGCCTTTGATAAGCGCACATTGCGTTTACGCTGTCTTTAACGTTGGAATAACTTTCGCCGTCTTTCATTAAAAGTTTGCAAAGTAAAAATTCTAACTGCGGTTTTCTTACCGCGTTCGGACATTCGTATCTATTTGCCATAGTCTTAATACCCGTTTAACGCGATTTCGGTAGTTGCCGAATACTCGCCGTAACTGACCGTAACGACAAGCGGCTCTACGCTTGCTTTAAGACACTGAATTTGCGCCGACATCTGTTTCGGGGCTATCGTCGCCGCATAGCACTTACCGTTCGCCCCGCCGAAAGCCCACGACAAGGGTTTATTCGTCTTTGCGCCCTCTTCATAATATCTCGCTTTTACGACGGCTTCGTCGTACTGCGTAATCTCTGTCGGCAGAACGCCTAAAAACGCCACGTAAGGCTCGTTTACGTCGCCAGCCACCGCAATTTCAAGCGTTGCCGTAATTGCCGTATTTTCGGCAAGCGTTGCCGTGATAATCGAATTTCCGTTCTTGTTTGCCGTAATCTCGCCGTTTGCGTTTACCGAAACCACGCCGTTATCACTCGAAGAATATATCCAAGTAAGCGGTTTATTCTCGGTCGGCAAAATTTCAACGTCGTTAAGCGAGAAATGCGCCGTAAGTTGAGCGGTTTGTCCGACTTTGATTTTATCCGCGCCGTCAAGCGTCGCCGAATAAATCGAGTTTTTACCGTTCGCAATAAAAGTCTTTTCCAAGTCGTCGTATTCGTTAATATTTTCTTCTTTGCGAATGGTAAAATTAAGTAAATGGCAACTGTCGCGATCGCCCGAAAATTCCTGAATAAAGTCCGTAACCCCGGTAACGTAAAACGACTGACTGCCGAGAATTAAGCGGTAATTTTGCTTAATCTGTTTCGTGTTATCGTTAAGTTGGCAAGTTACGTTGAAATATCCGTCGGGTAATACAAGATTGTTCGGCGTTTCGTTCGAGTTGTTCATCATCGCGTAACGCTCAACGACAATAGGCTCGGTTATGACGTTGCCGTAATAGTCGAATGAATTGTAAGACGAATTACAACGCGCAACGACCGCCGTTGGCTTTACGCTCGATACATTCGACGGGTTTATGGAAAGCCACACGCTACCCGCAGTCTTTATCTTTGCGCCGATAGGAAAATACTCGATATGCTTTTCGGGGAATAACACCAACTTGAAATCGTCGGTTTTACTGCCCGTAAACGACTTGCTGTCGTTAGACGATAAGTCTGACAATCGTATATTTGTGTTTATCCATTTATAGAAATCGTCTACCGATAATCCCTGCACGTCGGCATTAAAATAATCGCTTGCGAGATATGCGCGGTTTGAATCGAACTTTCTTGCCCGCTCTGCCATATATTGCGTTTTACGGTCGGCGTATTGTTTCGGTGTGTTTTTCAACACTGTTGATATTTTATCGCTTGCCGCAATCGCATTTTTTATGTATTTTTGGCTTTGATTAGACATTTTCGCTCGCCCTTACTTATCCCATATTTCTATTCTGCGGCATAAGATTTTGGCGTATCTCTTCATATAAAACGCCTGCCGTCTTAACAACCTGCGCATTGCAGGTTTTAATTCGCGGAAACCTACCGTCTTAATAAAACTCGTAAGATTTCCGAGTTTTTCTTCAAGTGCCTTTAATTCCGTTTCCGCTCTGCTTTTCGCCGTGCTTTCGCTCATTTGTCGTACCTCTGAATTTTAGTTTTTTGCCGTCTATAACGAACTCGACGGCGTTGTTCTTTTTATGTTTTTTATAAGCAACGCAACAAGCCTTATTCTCTTGCGGGCAAGACTTGCAAAATTCGTACATTCCGAAATTTTCACACATAGTCGATCCTCTATTAGGCGAGTTTAACGCCACCAATATCGGGCTTATTATTCGTATCACCGGGCAAAGGCGTTTTCGTCGTTGCGAGTTCGAGTCCGATTATCAATTCTCTGCCGACGTTAATATCGCCGTCGTAGATTGGACGACTTCCGCAGTCGGGATGACAACGCCTGTCAAACATAAACGTGCCGATTCCCGTCATATTTACGCCGGTTAACGCTTCGATTATGGCTTGCTCGATCCCCATCGTTCTGCTGTACTCTTGTTCTTTCGAGTTCGCTTCGTTCGTGTAATGCGACCAAATATAAAAGTGAATTGCCGTAGCCGTTTTGAAACTGTCGTTCGGCATTTCTCTTCCCTCAAATACGTAAACACGCGTTTGAGCGTCCGTCTGACTTTGTTTTACCCATATTTGCGGGAATATCCTGTAACCTTTGTCGGTCGGCGGGTTTTCCGCTCTTTCGGGATTGAAGACGACGCTCATTTTCTCTTTTATCGTCGGCAATGCTTTCGACAAAGGTCTTGCGCCGTCGTGATAAAGATACTTCCAAAATCTGCAACGAGAATAAGAGTTGTCGTCTACGGGCTGATAATCGCCTTGCGGAGCGTCAATAAGGTAATCGCATATTTTACGCGTAAGGTCGGTTATTTGCGACATATCGTTGTAACTTTCCTGCGTGTTTATGTATGGAAACCATTGACTGTATTTAGGCATTTTCTTTCTCCGTTGCGCCGCTGTCTTCGGGTTTATCCGATTTTACATTGAGTTTCGCTACTTCTTCTTGCAGTTTTTTTGCAAGTTCCGTAACTCTTTCGGGCGTGGAATATACCGACAACGCCGAAAGCAAACGATATATCGGGTTATTGTAGTGAGATTTGAGATTTTCGATTTCTATGTACACCATTCTTTGGAGTTCTTTGAAATCAGTGAGAATATCAAAGGCTTTTTCCTTGAATAAGGGATTGACCTTATATCTCTCGATTTGATTCATCATTGCCCCGCCCGCATAGAAATCGTACTGCTCGTAAGAATCTTTCTTTTCGTCCAATTCGATATCGAAATAAAAGCCGAGCAACGTATTTTGTAAGAGTATCGCTTTAAGCGGCGCGTTTTCACCCTGCACCGCAGGCAACGCAAGGATCTTGTTTATGTCGTGGTCTTCTTTTTCGGCGACTACGGAAATCAGACAATGCCTCGCTATCTGATAGGAAATAACTTGTTTATCCGCAAGCGGCATATAGGTTTTTGCCTTTTGCATAAGTTCGTCGGTTATTTTGAAATATTCGTTCATAATCTTTTACCTTAAAACTGCAACCGTTTGACGGCGGGTATCGTTGCTTTGTAGTAGAGATTTTGCTCGTATTGCCTCATTTCTTCGGCAAGTTTACGGCGCAGTTGATTGAGCCGAGCCGTGTCCGCGTCCATTTTACGGGCGCGGTTTTGTTCGTAAAAACTCTTATCTTCCACTTTTGCAACGTTGGAAAGCCAATCGGTATTGAAACGGTCTTGCCACACAACCTGAAAACACATTCCGAGAATATTCTTCATTTCGATAGGCAAATCGTTCTCAAAATACCCGTCCGTATAGAAGTCAAAATCGAATACAACGCCTTTTACTATCGGATTATCCGCCGTGGCGTTTATCGTTACGCTACCCGTCGTTTTATCGTATTCGCACTCGGCAGCGGGTAAAGAAACAACGTTGCCCGACGCGTCGCGCGTAAGAACGTGTGCCGAAAACAACTCGTAGCCGACGTATTCGTCGCCGAGACTTACCACTTTCGACGAAGTGATAGTTTCCGTAAGCGTGTATTGCGTATTGTCATACTTTGCTTCGACGTATTTAGGGTCATTTTTATCGCCTACCAAATAAGGCAAAACCTCGGCGGGTTTATTGAAAAGCGGTATTGCAACGTTCAGATACGCCGACATTTTTCTCGCATAAAGCGGCGGATTGTCTACCGCTAATTCTTCAAGCCGTATATCGTCAACGTATTGAGCGCAATATTTCGTTAAGACTTCTAAAATCGGTGTCATTTTATTTTCCTTTTATTTTAGTCTGCGTTATCTGCCAAAACTCTCGCCATATCTTTGAGAATCGCTTTGAACATTCCGTCCTTATCCGTTTCTTTTGATATGTTGTTGAGGCGTTGAATAAGCGGTTGATTTACCCTGTTGTCGTGCGCCATATACGCATCAATATAAAGCGTTGCGATTATTGCCTTATGTTCGGGGCAAGCCAATTTGAAGATCTTACAAATAGTGTCTTCGGGCAAAGATAAAAGTTTGTAATAAATATCGGGCGAAAGAAGTTCGCCGTCTTCGTATTTAAGCCCGTAACGCTCTCTTTCGTCGTCCGTAAGCCCGGACAAGACTATAAGCCTTCTGTCTTTCAAACGGTCAAGAACGCTCGGCGTAAGGTTTTGCAGAAATTCCTTTTTGGGAATATCTCTCGTGCCGCCTCTACCCTGAATGTCGCCCAACCTGTCATTAAGGTGTACGGTCGAACCTTCGGCTACAACGCCCATATACAAAAGCGTAACATATTCGTCCGCTTTATCCTTGACGTATACCGTCTGCGGCTGTACGTTTTGCATTGCCGCTTTAACCGCCTCGGCAACGGCTTTATTCACAATTTCGTGAAGTTCCGCTTCCGTATAGGTTTTGCGAGATTCGCCCGCAGGTTTCGTGCTGTTTGTTTTTTTAATTTCCTCTGCCATTTTTCTTCTCCTTCGGAAAATTTTATTTCGGGGATTGCGGGAGTTGCACGCCGCATAATCGCTCTTATCCCCGTATAACGACGGCAACAGCAATATTGCCGTCGTATTGCGTATATATCGGTTTAAGCCGACACTTCCGTTAAATCGTAATCTTGATTATTCTGGAACTGAACGCGGGTTTGATATCGAATACCAACGTTTCAGAAATGTCGATAGTCATATCGGCGGTTTCTTCGGGGGTAAACGTAATGGTTATGGGCGAACCTTCGGCGATTGCGCCTACCATAGGCGCGTAGCCGATTTTAGCCATAATGTAGATATTCTTCTTTGTCTCGTCATCAAGACCGAGGAATTTCGGGTTGTAGTTCTGCGTGCCGGGAACTACCGCAAGACCCGCTTCGATAAGGTCTACGCCCGCGACGTTGGCAAGGAAACCGTTCTTTACGAACTCCGTACCGATTTCGCCCTGAATACCCGCTACCGCGCCGTCCGTGCCGACCGTAGGAAGTATCTTGGAAAGTCCGGCAAGAGAGCCGAGTGCCATAAGTTGAGTACGCGAAACGCCGTTGAGTGCTTGCGACTGCATTAACGCCTGATTCCAGTTATCGAGCGAGAAGCCGTCGATTACACTACCCGAAGGCATATATTTCGTGTTCGCTATCGCCTTGTTAAATTCGCCGAGCGTCATAGCGTACATTTTGCTTGCCGCGCCGCGTGCAAACGCAGCGTAGTAACGACCCGCTTCGCCGTCGATAACATCCTGATACCACTTGATTTTGGTCTTTGCGGTATACGGCTTAGGCGTAACGGCGATTTGGCTCTTGTAAAGATATTGATACGGTTTACTCGAAACAGAACCCCAAGAATCGTCGTCGAATACGAAGAACTCGTTTGACAAAACGTCTACGAGTTTAGTTTCGCCGATTCTGCCTCTTTCCCAAGTAACGAGTTTATCCATTACTCCGTCCATAACGGCGGGAAGCAACGGCGTGATAACCTCTTGCGAAATAGACTGCAACGCGTTAAGGAAAATCGGATTTTTGTAAAGTCCGAGATCGTTTTCGACTTCTTTCATGGTCGAATACGGGGCTTTACCGATTACCGTGTTTGCCTGCGCCGCGCAGAAAAGAACGGTGTTTACCCAAGTGTTACGCGAAAAAGACGCGTAATCTTCTACTTTGGAAGTGTAGGAATTGCTCCTGCTTTTGTTTGCAATTCTGCCGAAATATTCGACGGTTGCAAGTCTGCCCGCGCTGATAAGTTCGTCGCGGCTGATTTCTCTCGACTTCCCTTCGGCAGAGCATACTTTGATTTTTTGATTGTTGTTGGATTTGTAAGAGAATATATCTCTCGACAAAGCATTTAAGGATTTTGCGTTCATTCTTTTGTCCTCCTATTAACCTGCGGCTTTTACGCTGCGGAGACATCTGACGGTAATCTTCTGACCGCCGTCATACGCGCCTTCGATAAAGCGTTTGCCGAAATCTTCGATTGCAAAGTAAACACTGCCGTCGGTGGGCGCAGCCGCTACCGCAACAAGCAAGCCGTTAGCAATCGTAGCGAATTTGAGCGAAGCGGACGGGGCGGTAGAGAAGTTGCCCGCGCCGAAATTGTACTGCTCGCCGACCATAAGTTCGGTGAAGTCGCCTCTTTCGTCTGCCGGAAGAGCAAGACCGAGCGTTTTGCCGGGAAGGTTGATTACCATTCCGTCGCTGTCTACGGCTTTGTTCACGTCGTAAGTGTTGCAAGCATAAATGCCCGTTCTGTCGCCGGGAAGACCCGCAACCGCGCCACTCGCCGCCGCGATCATATAATAACTGTTTGCGTTTTTAAGACCCGCACTTTCATATCCCAAAAGCGGAAGTCTGTCTTTGGTTACGCAAAGGAAACCTGCGGCGCAGTCGTCGGGCGTAAAATCGCTACCGCTGAACGAGCCGAATTTACCCGTTACGTTTTGATTGTCGTTTCTCTTCGAGTTGGAAACTAATACTTCAAAACGAGTATTTTGAATTTTGCTCATAATTGAGTTCTCCTTTATTTTTATTGATTAGTCATTTTGTCGATAAGGTTTTGAACGTCGTCGCCGCCGTTGTTCTTATCGGAGTTCGTTTTGGGAATTTCCCAAGCGAAAGCCTTCTGCATTTTCGCTTTGTTTTGTTCGCGAATTATGCTCATACAACGCGCGTCAACGTCGCGACGCGCCTTTTCGTCGCCGACAAACTTGCCGTCTTCTTCTATTTCGGAATACTTTGCGACTTTTTCGTCGGTCAAAAGGTCGTCGCACTCGTTATCCGCGATATCGGCGAGAGAATTTTCTCTGTTCTTCGCGAGTTGTTCGCGGACGGCGTTTTTAACCGCTTCTTTTCTACGCGCCATTTCGGCATCCTGCATAGTTTTAAGCGATTTTTCGACTGCTTCTTTGCCTTCTTTGACCGAATTGAGTTCGGCTTTAAGTTCGGCGTTTTCGGCGGTCAAATCTTCGATTACCGCGTCGAGGGCAACTTTTACTTCGTTTTCACCTTCGCCAAAAACAACAGTCGCGTTGACGGCGGTTTTAACGCCCTCGACTATTTCGCCGTTGTCTTGAACTGCGGTAGAAACAAAAGCGTCGTTTTTGTCGAGCGATAAAAGAGCGACTTTCTCGCCGTCTACGCCGACAACTCTGAACCCGTTGAACTTACCGTTTTTTAAGTCTTTGAGTTTCATAACTGTTACTTTGTTCTCCTTTTTTGTTTTTGATTGCGGATTTTTTTGTTTTTGCTCTTGCATTGACGCGACTCGTAACGTCTCTTCTCTAATCTTGTCAACACCCAAAGCGGATAAGGCTCTGATATTCGCTCCCGTTACTGCGGGGGCTACGTCGTCGCCCAATATAGTCGTGCCGAGTATCTGATATTTGGTAAACACCTCGGTAGAACCCTCTTTGTGCATTTCGTCAACGAGGGTTTCAATGCTGATAGACATTCCGTCAAGACCCTGTTTCTTGATTTTTTCCACCAACTCCTGCGCGTACCATTGCCAGATATACCCAATGCCTACTATCCATTTTTTACCGTCTTTTTCTTCGATTCTTATATCGCTGTCGTTATCGAAGAAACCGACTATTCTTTCGGCGGTAGAACTCATAAACGAAGCGATAACGCTTCCGTCGGGGTTGCTTACCTCTCTGAAATTGTGTCCGTCGCCGATTTTGTCGCCCACATAAGCGACGAGTATAGGCGTTTTCGCAAAAAGATTTTTATGCTCTTCCAAACGCTCGTAACGCCAATCGTTGTTGTTCGTTATATCGTTGAGAAGCCATAATTCCGCTTTCTGCCGCCAACCGTCTTTTTCGGCAAGAATTTTAAGTTTACCGATAAAAGAATTGTAAGTTTTCCCGTTTTCGGTTATCGTTTTGAATTTGCTCATCGTCGTTTACCTGCTTGCCTTTTTTGAATATATAAAAGGGGCTACGAGCAACCGTCAAGAAAAATATCCCGATAGTTCTCTCATAGCCCCGTTTGGCTGTCGTTTACACCCCGTTTGGCGAAACCGCTATATATTCAGTTGTGTTAATTTTACTTTAAGTCGATCCCGTCGATAAACTCTTGCAGAGTATCGGGCGTTTCTTCGACCGTTTCAGCCTTTTTATCGGCTTTTTTCGTTTTTTTGCTTTTTCCGTTTACCGAAGCACTTGCGATTTCTTTGATTTCGTCAGTAGTAATAGTTCCGTCTGCAACCGCTTCGTCAACCTTTTCGAGTACCGCTTTGCCCTCTTCGCTATCATAGGGATTTTCTATCTTTATACCTAAAAATCTCTCGAATATGCCATAAAGAGCAATAGACTGACCGCCGAGAATAAAACCTGCGGCAACGTCGAAAGCAGTTTTCATTAAATAGGTATCGTATAAATATTCACCCAAGCACCCGAACGCAAACGGCAGTAAAAGTATTACCGAATTTACCGCTTTACGGGTTCTTTCTACTTTTATTTTTGCCGTAAAATGCTTTATAGGTATCTTGATTGCCTGCGTAAGAAGAAATATAATAGCCGCCATAATCCATATCATATAATAGCGATTATGCAGTACCTTTACCACAAAATCCATAACTATCCCTCCTTATTCTTCGGCGAGTTGTTTATCGATTTCGGTAATAACGGCTTTGAAACTTTCTTCTACTTTTGCCTGAATCTTTTCGTTAGCCCTATCCTTGAAAGCGGCTTTCTGCAAATCGTAACTGTTGATTATCTCGGAAACCTGCTTATCGTAGGCAGCCTTTGCGGTATTTAAGCCTTTCTGCTTTTCGGTTTCGAGCCTCGTCATTTCGGGTTCGATAACTTCGATATTCGCTTTGGCTTTTTGATTTGCGATTTCGGATTGTTTCAACGCTTCGATATTCGCTTTGGTCTTTTGAAGTTCCTGTCTGATACAATCTAACATAACCTTTTTACCTCCACGCCTTAATATGCGAGTTGCGGTTCTGCCGCAGGCTCGTCCGTCGCTTCTGCCCGCACCTCTTCCGTAACGTCGGCTTCTACGACTGCTTCGGGTTCGGGGTATTTGATAAGTCCGAGTTTAGCCGCGCAGTCTTCGAGTTCGACGATTTCGGCGGATAATCTGTTCTTATCGGTGGAAGCGATTTCTTTGTCGAGGTTTTCAAGTTCGACCGCGAGTTGCGCCCGTCTTACGATTTTGTTTTCGTAATCGTCTACGAGTGCTTGTCTTTTCTCAATTTCAGCCACGATAACGTGGTCTTTATTGATAACTTCATAATCCATTTTCGTTTACTCTCCTTTTATAGATTTTTAATAAAATTATTTTTTATAAAGTCCGTTTCCACCATTGCTCTTCCTTGAAAAAAGACGTTTATCTGTGTTAATTGATAATTCCGAAGCGTTTCAAAAGGAATATAATCCCTATTCCTACGCCGATAATTATCGCCCATTTTATCGTTTGAAGTATGGGCTTGTCAAGTTTGGATAAGTTTCTGCCGAGTTGACGGAATCTGTTTACGAAGTCCGAATAAGAGAAATCTTTCGGCACTTTGTACTTTTCGCCTTTGCCGTCTACGACTTCGACCATATTGTCGGGCGCGCTGTTGTATAAATACAAAAACTTTTCGACCTGCTTTCTTCGTTTGTTAAGCATTTGAGTGTGGCGCGCGTCCTGTTCGAGCGTGTCCATTTCGTACTTGTGTTGCCGATTGAGTTGCGCCCGCAAATGTTTAAGCCGTAATTCCCGCGTTTCGGTTTCGTAAAGGCTTTCGGCGGTCTGCACGTTCCTTTTGCGAATCTCGCTCGCTTCTTTTGCAAGGTCGGATTTTATCCGTTCTTCGCCGCACCTGCGCCCTAATTCCTGCACTTCTTTCGTTTGTAACAGTTCGTTTTCTTTGTCCTTTACAACGTCCATTACGCTCGTTTGATTGCTTTCGGCAGGCTTTACGGCAACTTCGGTTTTATTCTTTTTTTCTTCGATTTCTTTTTCGGCGAGTTGCCTTAACTCGTCCATAGATTTAAGTTCTGCCATAATCCACCAACCTTTTTACTCGTCGCCCCGATTACTCTTTTATCTGCGGGGCGTTGTTTTTTACCCAATTATCGAAAGAACTGTACGACGGCTCGTTATCCCACATAGACCATGCGTCCAACAAAAACGCCCTGTCCGCGCTGTTACGCATTTGCAGGTCTTCGACTTTTCTTGCAAGAGCGGAAAACTCTCTGTGTTCGCCGTCGACGACGAATACGAACTCTCTTAACGTTTCGTCCGTTTCGTCGATTATACCCACGCAAACCTCGAAAACCTTGTCAAGGTCGTCAAACTCTTCGACGAGTTCGTTTATTGGCGGATATTCGACTATCAAGCCCTTTTCGGCTAAAATAGCCTTAAAATCGTCAACGTAATCGGGTTGCTTATGTTCAAGCGAATGTATGTACCCCGTAAGCGATTTTAAGCCGAACTTCGCCCAAGTTATCTCTTTTATGAAAGCGAAAAACCTTTCCGCTTCGCCGTATGCGGTCATAATTTTACGCATAAGCGGTTTAAGAAACACAAAATCTGCGTTGTCGTAATTGTAAAAATCTCTCTTTTTCATACCTTATCTAACTCCATAAGCAAAGTCCGCTTTACTTCGTATACTTTACCGTTCATAATTTCAAGCCGATTACCGCGCCGTCTGCAATCTTCGGCAAGTCGCTCGATCGTCTTTATGTTATCGGGGATATTCGTGTACGAAGGTACGCTTTTATTCGGTATATTCGTCGGGGCATAACCCGTAGAATCGTATCGATTAGTTTGCATTTTCTACCGTCTCTACGTTTTCTTTGATTTCTTTCTCTTCGGGCTGAATCATTTCGGCGTAGGTATATCTGCAAGGGTATGAATCTATCGCCTCGTCGTATATTCTACCCGTTTCGAGTTGGATAATTTGTTTATTCTCATCGCTTTTATGCTGTACGAGATTTTCGTATTCGACCCCTTGTTCGTCAACGTAGGGGTTAATTTCGATTACCGCCATTATTTACTCCTTTGCCTCGTTTTATCGCGAGGCGATTTTTTTAGATTGTTTGACTATATTGCAAAGCAGGGGGCAACGCCGCTATCCGCGTTGGCATAATTGTAGTCGTAACTGCCGTTGTAATCGACAAGGCAAAAATTATCCCTATGAAACATATAAGGCGACCGCACCCACCAATAGGTGTTTGTCGTTTTTCCAAGTTGATGCTTTTGCCTTAACGGTAACGAACTGTCTGTCATCGCGCTTGCGTAATAATCAAACCTATCATACTTAATACAGCCCGTTTGATTTCCTTCGCCCGAATAATGTTGCGACATAAAAATTTCGGTTTCGGCGGGTAAGAACAATTTGTTCGTACTTTCACGAGGCGACGGCGCAGAATAACTATACTCGTTAAGAGTGATTTCACTGATTGCGTTTTTCATATCGTCGGGCAACCATCCCCATACGGTTGCGTCAAGAGTTGTGTTTTTCATTTGACACATTGCCCAACCGCCTGCCGTAAGCGACGTTACGTCGCCATCCGTAACTGTCGAAGAGTTAATAGCGTAATTTATCGATAAACATTCGACAAATTCGAGAACGCCTCTTGTCGTTCCGCTACCGTCGGTAAGATTATATCTGCCCGACTGCATATCGGCAATCCTGATATGATACGTATTTCCGTCGCCGAGCGTAACTTCTTTCTGGTCGCCAACAGCCCACAACCTTGCGGCAAGTCCGTTTCGGAAGGCTTGTCGAATCAGACTCCAACTGTTGTCGCCGAATACGGGTTGTACAGGAATATTTTTACCATCCCAGTAAATCGCAGTAATATTCAAGTCTTCGTTCATTGTGAACGTGTTGCCACTCGTGAAGTCCTGATTGTTTACCTGTAAGAGATAAGGTACAAATCCACTCTCGTTAGCCGCCGTCGTTATAGTTACGACCGTACCCGTTAAAATACCGTCGCCTTCACGATAGGTCTTTGTTCCGTCGGAAATCGTAACGCTGCAAGACAACGCCGTAACGGTTTTAACTCCGTAGCCGATTTTTTCAGTGCCAATCGTGCAATAATACGTCGTATCAGCGTTTTCGACGGTCGTTGCTGAAATCGTGCAAGCCTTATCGCTGAACCATGTCAACGCATAACCTTCTACGCCAAGAGTGGGTAATTCGCTTCCTACGGGCAACACCCCTGCGCCGAGATAACCGATTATGTTACTTGACTGCGTAGTCCAATTCGTTGCGGTTTTATAAGCGTTTGCCGAACCATACGGCACGAATATTTTACTGTTCGTAATATTGTTCCATACGGTAGTAGCCGATAATGTAGGCGGCGTTGAACTTGTAAAATAAAAATCGCAATTATCCGCATAAGCGAAAGCGTAACCATCTATCGATTTTACGGTATTCGGGAAAGTAAATTGCATATATTTTATCTTGTTCGTAGAACTGCTCGTTCCGAAACAATATTGCGGTATTTTGTTAAAGTCGGATTTTGACAAGTCTACGACGAGCAAGTTTTGCGACGGGTTTGTTCTCGCACCACCAAAAGCCGAAAATGCGTACTGCCCCAAAGAATGAATATTAAAATTTGAAAAATCGCACTCGCTGACTTTACTTAAATTTCTGAAAGCGTAATCGCCGATATTCCCGTCGATAGTTCCGCTTAAATGCGTAATGTTAGAATCGCCGTCAAAAGCATTATTACCTATACTTTCAGTCGTTTCGGGAAGCGTTATACTCGTTAAATTGACGCATTGATAAAACGCGTAATTGCCTATATCCTGAACGTTGCCCAAATCTGCCGAAATTAAATTTTCAAAACCGTAAAACCGGTATTGTACTATCTGCGTTTTATCGGCAGGCATAACGAAATTCGTTATAGAACCATCTACAAGACCATCGAGCGCGCCCGCTTCCATAGAGCCGATAACGCCGCCGATATCAACGTCTTTCTTTATGTTCGACGGTACTAACGTGGCGGGTTTCCTTATTACGACGGCACTCATCGTCTTTCCGCTGTCGGTATTAACGGTCTGATTACCGTTCGCCATTGCTAAATCGACGGTTTTAGTTTCTTCGGGCAACTTCCCTTCTAAACTGCCGACTACGCCGCCGATATTCACGCCGCTTTTGATATTCTCCGCCGCCATAGTCGCAGGCTTTAATACCGTGGCTTGCGTCATTATTTTGCCGTCGTCGGGGTTTATTATCTGATTGCCGTTTGCCATATCGAGAGCAACCGTTTTTTCTTGCGTAGGCGTATCACCGCCGCCTTTTATTCCTTTTAACGCAAGTATTTTCCAGAAAGCGTCGGACATATCAGTTACCCCTTGAAGTAGTAGTCATAGCGTAGACGGAAATCGCGCCGCCTACGACCGATACGAGATTGACTTTGATTTCGGTCATACCCTCTATATAGTAGGTATACACGCCCGTAGAAGTAACCGAATTTTTCGTATTAAACGCGCCGTCAAAGCCCGTAAGGTTGACAAATTCGCCGCTTCCGCGATTGCAACGACCTTGCACCTGCAAAGTGAACGCCGAAGCCGTGCCGTCAACCTGAACGAAAAGCATTTCGCCTACGGCGTTGGGTATTATCTCGCTTTCGCCCGCAACGCTTTTTCCGTCTAATACAAGTTTCATTTTATCTCTAATCATTTGAGTGTCGCTCCTTTTTCAGATTTATTGATTACCGCCGTCGCCACTGTCTGCGGTTTTTTCGTTGCCTTCGGTTATGCCCTCGGCTTTCGGTCTTCCGCCCGTGGGCGGTAAACCGCTGTTTTCCTGTTTCGCCGTATAACTCGTTATCGGCGGGATAAGCATATCGAGAAGTCCGCTTTCTTTTATCGCGTTCATCATAGACAATTTATCTACCCAACTCTGTCTGTCGAGCGCGGCTAAAACGAAATGCGCCGATATATCGCCGTTTGCAATGGCGGTATTCGCGTTTTTACGCTCTTCTTCTTCGGTGTAGATAGTACCGAAAAAGTGGAAATCCCATTCGTAATTGAGATTGAGCGATTTATAGATAGTATTTATCATTCGTTCAAATTGACGATAAATACATTCGGTATATCTCGCTTCTAACTTTGCCGACAAATTCGCCTGACCCGCTTTCGGATCGCTTATCGGGATAATCGCGGCAAGTCCGCTCTTTTCGGTCGCGTATTCGTTGAAACTGCTTGCAACCTTATTCGCGTTCGCGCTTTCGGGATAATCGTGCGACTTAATGTTTTGCACGGGCGCGGTGAAAAACGCCGTTCCGCTCGTATTATTTGCCGCCATAAGATTATCGAAAAAGGCTTCAAACATAAACTTGCCCGCTTCCGAAAGCCTATAATTGTCGGGTTTTGTCGCCCCGTCGTCGTTAAAATACGGGATTTCGCCAGTAAATATTTTAATAAGCGGGTTTAAGAGCAAACTTATTTGCGCGTTTTCGTAGTCCGCTTGTTGCGCGTAAGTTATCATTAAACCGCTCAACGGGCTTGCGACGTTTACGGTCGTGTCGTCTATCTCGAAAGTCCACACTTTTTCGACGGGCAAACTTACGTAATAGAACCATCTGCCGTTTTGCTCGAAAACCTGCGGGCTGCCCGCCGCGTTCGTTTTAACTTTGTCGTAGTAAAATCTTTTATCTACGCCCTTACACGAAACGCTTGCGTAGCGGACGTTTCTGCTTCTTTCCGTGTCTTTCGGCTCGGAAAACATATCGTTGAAATCGTCAAGATACGGCAAAAATAAATCGCCGTACTGTCTTACGTCCGTTCCCGGTTGCATAAAGTACATAAGGTTGAACGAAACCGTATAACCCGAAACATTGTTTCTGCCGATTATCGTACACCAATCTATCGGCAAAGCCGTCATAAACGCAAAATTTACCTGATTATGCGTTTTATCGACCCGTACTCTCGGACAATAGAAAACTTTGCCCTGCGTTAAGGCTTCGCCCGCCACCCTATGCGCCTGAACGTCGGGTGCAAACTCTTTATTGAGTTTATCGAGCAAAATCGCTTCGCGTTTGAACTCTTTCGCTTTCGCGTCTTCGGCTTCTATGTATTTCGGCTTGAAGTAATAACGATAAGTCGGTATATCCTGATAGGTTTTTACTATCTTAAAGTAGGGATAAGCCGTCCATTTAAGCGTTTCGCTCGTTTGCCTTAACGGAATTTCGTTCTGGTACGGAGCGCGTAAAAATTCGGCGATATCGTCTTTGTTGTACGGCGCGGGCAAGGACTGCAAACCTTTCATTCGCATGTTTTGCACCGTAGGCATATTCGCCCAATATCCGCCTGCCCTGCTGAACGCCGAGTAAAACCCTTGCGCCGAAATCGCGCCGCCGTAATTCTGCATTAAACTTCTGAAACGGTCTAACACAGGCGTAAAAGAAGAATTATCCGCGCCGTTCTGCGACGAATTTGTTTTGATTTCGTTTGCTTCCTTTTCGGCTTGCTCTCTCGCTTTTTTCTTGGCGCGACAACGGGCAACCCTTTCACGATTAAGTGCTTTTTGTTGCTCACGCTTTTCGTCGTTATTAAGTTGTGTCGTAGTCGTTTTCGCCATAGTCCTTTAATTACCTTTTTTTTTGTCTGCCTGTGCTTTTAATTCCCTTTCAAAAACCGTTAAAAAGTCGCTTAAAGCCTTGTTTATGCTTTCCGCCGAATCATTTATCGCCTCGGCGTTTACCGTTAGTTTAACACCTAAAAGCCACTTTTTTTCTTCGGGTTTCAGCAAGTCTTCTCTCGCTACTTCTTTCATACCATCAATCGGAGCGTAGTGGTATGCAAGCATATATCCGCTGCTTGTGGGGCTGAAATAAGTGTATTCAACCTCTTTCGGCAGTGCTTGATACGTTGAAACGTATAATTTGTACTTTTTCATTTATCGTCTCCTTAACGAAAGCAAACTCGACACTTTGTTGTTCGTCCGTTTAACCTGCGGGATATACCCGCCGTGCTTGAACTCGTCTATCTTTTTATCCCAGTCGGATTTCGGTTGATAATTTTCTTTTACGAGAGTATCTTCGAGCATTGAAATAAGCCTTAACCCGTATTTTGCCGCCGAGTGTCTATCCCTTTGAATACTCTTATGCTTTCTGCTCTCTTTAACCGAAGTGCCGCTCGGCTTTACTTCGAGATTTTGAATTTCTTCCACCCAACCGTTAGTTTGCTTGTATGGCAACGCTATTTTACCGTCGTCGAAATTGTCTTTTATACCGTGATTGAGTTTGTACGCTTCTACGCCGTCAAGCACGTTCGGGATAAGAATTTCGATATTGCCTTGTTCCCACTCTTTTTGCAGATAGCGTATCATAACGCCTTCGTCGTCCGTTCCGCCCGCTCTCGTCGCTTTAAGCGGATAAATAACGGGTAATGCGTTGGGCTGTTCGATTTCGGTATATGCGCAATGCTTGAAACAACAAAGCGTAGGCGTTCCGTCGTTCGACGGTTTCATTAACTCTTGCACGACCGTTTTACCGACCGCGCGTGCGTCTACGACGATATACGTCGCTTGTCCGCCGCTTAAACAAAACCGCAGCCACAAATCTTTAAGTTTCCGAGCCTGCAAGGCTTCCGTATGCGGCGGGCGGTAAGAATCAACCCACACCGCTTGTTTTCTGTATTTATCGCGCTTCGTTTCGTTAGTGAATCTCGTACACTTCCATACCACGTCGGCGCAGAGCGCATTTTTTTGCCCTTCTTCATACGAAACGTCGTGCGCAACCACGTATACGACGTTCGGATCGCCGCAATGTCGGCTTTCCATAGACTTTAACACTCTGCTGCGAGATAAAATCTCATCGGCAAGCATAGGATTATCGCCCGTACCCGTATAGGTAACTTCCATTTCGCGCTTCCACACTTCCGTGGAAGACGTTTCTTTTTCTTTCTTGTAATAGGCTATATCACGCAAATTACAAAGCAAAGCGGAAATCCACGATATATCCATACAAAAACCGTCGTATTTATCGCCGTATTTCATAGCCTTTAACGCCATTGCACGATAAACCGTAAAAGCCTTGTTTTGCCTCGAAGCCGCGTTAGATATATACGCTTGTTTTAATTGTATTCTCGTTCGGTCTTTTACGCCGTTGACCGTTCTCGTAAGCCTATGACCCTTTTTAACGTCTTCTTCAAACGTCGTAAAGTCGAAACCGTCTTCACCCTCTTGGGCTATTTCTTCACCGATTAACGAACCGAAGTTATCGCCACGCGGGGCGTACATTGAAAACTCGCTGCCGTTATTCGTCGTTATCTTAAACATTGCGTCGCGGTCGTTGTTTTTGTTCCACCAACTCGACAGCAGGGGATAACACCGCTCTACCGAAGCGAACGCCTGCGAAGCAAGCACCGCCGACTGCTTTTGATTCGGCGCGAAATAACGGACTCTTTCACCCGGATATAAAATGCCGTCAACTTCCTTACCCGCCAACACGACGAAGGTTTTCGTAATACCTCTCGCACCCGTGATATAGGTCGTCTGATACCGAGCCTGTACTCTCAACATTATTCTTTGCGGCAGTTCCAACCCGTAAGGCGCATTTGGCGATCGCAACAAATCTAAAAGGAAATCGGGGTAAAAACGGAATATACTTATAAGCAACGCCCACGATTTTTGATTGACGTTATCGTAATCGAAAGCCTGCTCTTTGTTTACCGTTTCCCAACGTCCGCGTTTTTGCGACCACCTTTTACCCTGACCGCTATAATATCCCGTCGGCATTATTCTTCACCGCCGTTTTTTCTCTTTTTATCCGCCTTTTCAATCTGCACTTTTGTAAGCCCGGCATAACGCTTCGCTTCCTTTTCCTGCTCGGTTTCTTCGGGTTCAAATTCACCGTATTCGTCAACCGCCGCGTATTCTTCGGGAAGATTGATTAAAGTCGGCTCGTCGGCGTTTTTACGCATTGAGTTCATAATATCGAGTATTACTTGGTCGGCAACGTCGAGCGAATATTTATATTTGGGCGACTTTACGAATTTATCCCTGAATACTTCTATCAACTCGTCGTAGGTAAGCAAGTCGCCGTTTTGCATTAGTCCTGCGTTTTCCAATGCCAAAACCATTGAATCGAGCCTTAACGCTTCAACGGGCTTTTCGTCTTTCTTACGCAACTGCTCGGAAGCAAGTATGCTGTCGATCGACTTCTGTACTTTATCGAAACTGCCCGCGTCGCCGATAGATTGCAGATAATCTTGTACAACTCGCAATTTGACTACTCGGCGTATCGTGCTTTCCATAGTGTCGTCGATAGTAACGCCCTTATATCTCGAAGCCATTGCATCGTACTGCGTATCGAGTTCGTTATATACCGCCGTCGTTATAGGAAAGTTTTGCCAAAGATTGCGTTCGCCCCATTTCGTGCGTTGTTCTGCCGTTCCCGGTAATTTATCAAGCCTTTCTTTCTCTCGCTTGCAAAACTCCGAAAAGTCTTTCGCTTGCATATTCTTACCGAATATTCTGAAAAGGTTCGTTTCACCGTCGGAAAAGGTCGCCGCTCTTTCGCCGATTAAGAGTTTATCGTTTTTATCGAGCAAATCTATATAGGCAAGCCATATATCGTCCGCAGTAAACAGGTCTTCGGATAAAAGCAAGGGATAAAGCGGCACGTCGTATTTCAAACAAGTGTAAAACAAAGCCAACGATTCGCCGTTCTTTTGCCTTAACTCGTCGTAGGTCTTGCTTTCGCAATCCAAACAATACGGCGAACCTTCGTATCTGCTGTTTTCTTCCGTAAGTTTAGTTCCACACGAATGGCAATAATATTCGGTTGTACTCGTCTTTCTGACTTGTTTTTTTACGCCCATTTTAACTCCTGCGGAAAACAAAAAAGCCCTGCGAGTGTTACCTCGCAAGACTTATAAAGACAATTTGCGTAAACGACACAATGCCCTTGTTCTTACAAGAGTAACCCAAGCGGCACATAAGCAATTAAGAACTCCTTGTCCGAGTTCCGAAACCTTTATCGTTCCGTGCTATCAAAGTGTCATTTACAACGGCGCATAACGCGCCTATATTCAATTTACGTTACCATATTACATCACAATTACGAAATTGTCAAGAGGTTACATAAATTTTTTTAGTAATAATCAATTTTTTTTCGGGAAATGGGCGGCTTTCCCTTTGACTAAATCTATCAATCGGTGTTATTTTTTATTATAATTTTTATTTACAAACGCGCCGCCCCGCGATTGTATCGTTAGTATTTTATAAAGCCGTCGCCATAGATTTTATTCAACTCGTCTATGACGTGCTTCATTCCTAAACCGTCTTTGGTCGGCTTCCAAAATCCGTCCGTATCATACGCCCCGCCGCCCATACAATACTCGTATTGACGCGGATGAATTTTTTTTAGTAATAAAAACCTTTCGTCGCCTTTGCAATGCGCGGAATACATACAGAAGATACAGCCTGTCCGTTTCGCGCCCGTCGTGCATAACTTGCCGCAATCGCAAAGCGTTGCGCCGTATTGATATCCGCCGTCGTCTTTTACAACGACTTCACCGTACACTTTTGAAATCGGCAGATTGTTTTGCTTTATGTATTGCAGAACGTCTTGTTCCGTCCAAAAACTCATAGGGTTACTTATCGGCGATTTCATATCGAAACCGTTACATCCATTGCGAAGCCACTGTTGCTCGCGCAGTTGGCTTTCTTCCGCCATTTGTGCCGTCATAGGCATTTTCCCCGTGATTTTGCTGTATTCGTGAGCGGGTTTCTTTTTCATAACGTTGCAACACATGTGCGAAATCTTAAAGTCCGTAAAAAGCAACGGCGCGTACTTCGTTTTATTGTATTTGCTTTCGTTGCCGTTCTTGTCCTTTGCTGTGCCGAATAGTTTTTGTAATCGATACGGGTATCGATTACCCGTCAACGCCATTCGCCCTTGATATACGCACTCGCTGACTTCTTTACCTATTACGGGATAGCCGTAAGTCTTTATAACTTCGTCAAAGCGCATTGCGGGGCGCAGAATTTCAACATTTTCAAAACTTTTAATGAATTGTTGATTTTCGGGGTATTCAAGCCCGGTGTTGATAAAAACGGCTTTTATCGTTGGATATAGTTTCCTTGCCATATCCAACAGAACCGTACTATCCTTACCGCCCGAAAACGAAATGTAAACGCCGTCTACGCCGTAGTATTGCACCCATTCGCGTATACGCTGTTGAGTGCGCATTACCTTTAATTCAAGCGGTAAAGACTGTAATTGAGTTAGTTCATTTCTCGTCGGCATTTTTACTCTCCTTAAAATCTTCGTCAACAACCAAAAGCCCGTCCGAAAATATCTTAAAAATCATTTCTCTAATTCCTTCAATTTTTTTCGCGCTTCGTCTTCGGTAAGAAAAATTATCTTCCCTAAACTCGCAATTGACGTTTCATAGAATGAATTGCGGGCTAATTTCAGTTTCAATCCTGTTTCTGTAATTATAATTTTCTCGACCTTTGTTTGCTGAATAAACGGAGGTTTGTGGTTTTTGAAAACTTCGTAAATAATATCTCCGACTTTACAAGGTAACTCAACAAGCGTTCCGTTTTCTATTTTGTCTTCCAATTCAGCAAGGCGTTCTAAAATTTCTTCATCAGGTGCATTTTTCAAAGTTAATCGAGTTCCTTTTTTAAGGAAATCGCCTTTTTCTTCAACATAGCGTTCTGTCAATCTTTTATAGTCTTTCATCTTACTATCTCTATTTTTTTTACGTGTGTTTTACGGAAAGAATAATTTGCGACTTGGTAACGGTCGGGCTTCCACTCCGCGCGGGTTAATATGCCCGTTATCGTTGTATCGTCAAAAAGTGTAACTTTTACTTTCTTGCCCAAAAGGGCGTTTAACTCTTTACTTTCGTGTGTGTAGTGCTTTTTCATTTTTTTACTCCTTAATTAGTGATTTTAGTTTTTCGGTCTTCGGGTCAAGTGTATTATCGCAAACAATATTATTCGCAAGGATTCCGCTTGCAAGCAATATCGTCAATTCGTTTGCGTTTGGGAACTGCTTTATAAATTGTTCTAACAATCGCACTCGCGTTTCGTGGCAATTATCCGCTTGAATATCTACTCCGACAATACTTGATAAAGCCTTTAAGCCGTCTTTTTCATTTTCACAACGTGAGTATTTGCGAGCGAGTATTTCGACCAAAAAGTTACCGTTCCCGCAAGCGGGTTCAAAAAAAGTGCTTTCGATATTATCCCATATTTCGACAGGAATAAGGTCGCACATATCTTTAACGATAAATTCGGGTGTATATACTTCCGCAAAATCTTTAACTCTTTGCTTGCTCTTTATGATTTTCGACTTGTCCATTTATTAAATTTAACAAATCCTCCACTATCATTTTACTTTTGCTTTTATACGCTTTGAGTGCCTTTATCAGAACTTTCAAATCTTTTTCGGTTAAATCGAATTTAATTATCATTGTTGTTTTGTTCCTCCACCTCTTCAACAAACATATATGACTGCGGCGGGCGGGTTAATTTTTTTCTACCCCAAAACTCGCTCAATTCTTTCGGCTTGTCGTAAATCTTTAAGTCGGATATATGCCAGCCGTAACCGTCTTTGTCGCCCAAATAATCTGCTGTTTGCTCGTCCGTCAGACAACTCATATCCCTAAAAAGTTGCGGCTCTAACTGATTAAGATTTTCGTCCGCAAACATAATGCCGCCAAAGGCGTTTACAAGGTTATAAACCTTATCGCAGATAAACTCGCCGATAACTTTGCCGTTTTGTTCATTATAATCTTTAACATACTCATACGTTTTTGGGCGCAATGTATTTGTCAATTCAAAATTATTGTCATCGTCAACCCGATATAAATACGGCTTGTCTTTTGTGCAATAGATATAAGCCTTAAACGGCACTTCTTTCGGGGCTGATTTCCTTACTTCGATACGTTTCTCATAAATCGGCTTACCCGCTTCTTCTTTTCCTATCACATGACAGATTTTCTCACACCATTTCGGGCGAACGCTTATTAAAATCTTTTTCATTTTTGCTCATTTATTGAATTTCGTTTCCGTCCTCGTCGCAATAATACAAGTCGTATTTTTTCAGGCGACGGTCGCCGAGGTCGATTTCGCCCTCGTTCTTTTCGTCAACGTTCTTTCGGCGAATTGCGCAACGAACGTCGGTAAAATGTTCGCCCACAATTCCTGCAAACAAGGCTTTTGCCGAACCTCCCGATATTGCGACTATATATAATCCACAATCATCGTCGCATATATGACACCAATAAATATTCATTGCTTAATCTCCCAATCTTACGGGTAAAATAAGTTGCTCGTTTGTAATGTCCTCGTTTTTTACTCGGATAATAAATGCTTCTTTATTGTTTTCCTTGATTTCAAAAACAGCCCGATACCCCCCGGCGTAATAGTCTATCCCGTTCAAAGCCTTTAACGCGTCTATGACATAACGCGGTCGCAATCCTAATTCCCTGTCGTGCGGACGAGCGGATTCATATATCTTTTCAAGGTCGATAAATTCTTTTTGTGGTGCAATAAATTCATATCTCAATTTGCCGTATTCGGTTATAACTTCGACAAAGGTTTTTTCGTCTACACACTCTACAACAACGGGATTTATTCCCCTTTTGCTTACCTTGACCGTTAAAGGTTTTATGTAGCAAGTAAACTCTTCATCTATCGGGCAAGTGTTTTTAATCTCAACCCTGCCCGCTCTGTACCCGTCAAGGGCGTATGCTGTTATCGTGGCGGCTTTAACCTTGATTTGTATGTATTTAAGTTCCGGGCGGGAATCGTCGCGAGCAACGCAATGCTTTACACCGTCTAACAATTTCTTAAATATTATTTCGTTAATTTCTACTCTTTTCATTTCTCGTACTCCTTTAATAGTTCGTCGATGTCTTTAACGAGTATGACGTGCTTGCTCGTACAATAACTGTCAATGCTTGGATAATAGTTATGTACTTTCTTTTTCAACTTTTCCGCAAACTCTTTGACGGCTTGCTTAACTTGTTCTTTCGTGCTTACTGCTTCTACCATAAAGCCGCTTGATATACAAGCCTTTAATAAGTCAGTTGCTTTCATATTACCAATTTTGCCTTGTGCCGTTTTTACAAGTATTTCGTGTTCTTCCCTTGAAAGCACAACGCTATCTTCGGAGAGTTTTCGGTAACCTGCGTTGTAAAGGGCTTCGGCAAGTTTATAAGTGCCACCATTAAAAAGATTATCAATTATATCATTTTGAAATTCTTCAATCTGCTGTTCTTTGTTCATTCATATACTCCTTCATAATCCGCCATAATCGGGAAAGTTGTTTCGCAATCTTGTAGAAATTTATCCCAAAACTCGTTTTCCCCTAATTTTATGTTATTATCTAATCTACAAGGTTCGGGATTCCCTATGCCTGTAATTTCTGCAATTCTATGTCTCACTTTATCTACCCCCACTATACCATTCGGGTTTGTCTTTGAACTCTATGCCGTATCTGTCTTTCAAATAGTAAATAGTCGGCATAAAAAATAATTTCGGCAAGTTCATTTTCGGAATATTTTCTTTTGCCCATTCGAGATTCTCTTCGGGCAAATCCATTGACAACATACAGCACGTAATGATTTTGTTCAGGCTCACCGCTGTATCGACATCTATGCCTTCAACGTTTTTCATATCGATTTTTACAGGAATCCACGTTCTTGCATAGTCCAACTGTTTTTGAATTTTCGCTGATTTACTCGCCGCAAGTTCGGGTATTATTTGCAACCCTAATTCTTCAAGGTTGTTTCCGGTAAACCACTTTTTGATAATATCTATATCTTCGTAATGAAAAAGTTTATTTTCTTCGCACAGTTGTTTTAACGATGGCATATTGATGTACCCCCTACCGTTTCAAGCGATATATCCCTAAACAATTGCCTTAACCATGCCCCCAATATATTGTTTACTTCTACACATTTTTTGTAGGTGTCGGCTTCGATTTCAAATGAAATTTTAATCATTGAAGATTGCCTTTCTCCACAAACAAAATGTATTTGCTCGCGAGAATTGATTTTACAGCGATTTGCCTTTGCCCAACGAAACATTCCGTCAATCGTTTTTTTATTGACTTCCTCAAAGTCGTCATCTGTCTTTTCCCGACTAATATATAAACCTGCTATTTTCATTTTTACTTATACCTCTTCAAAACGTTATCGACTATTGAAATAACAATTTTTTCAATATCATACTCGTAACAACGATTTGCTTCTTTCTTTACTTCTTTCGCGAACTTGTTGACGGCTTCTGCGGCAACTTTGTCAAACGCTTTTTTCATTTCGGGTATACATTCTAAATACTGCCGTGTCTTCTCGTCAACTTTACGATAACCCTTGTCGTAAAGTGCCTGCGCCGTTTTTAATGAGCCGTTTTTATCACGCCTGCCGTGAATAAACTCTGCCATTTCCGCTATTTCTTTTCGCTGCTGTTCATTGTACATTTTTCTTTTCCTCTACTTTGTCTAAATAATTATCTACAAACAATGCAAAAACGAATATATCTTGCCGTGTTTCGGCAGGTAAGCCGTTCCATTGTTCGCTTTTGATTGACTGTTCCATTAGTCGTTTTGCTTTCAACTGTAAAAACTCTTTCTCGCCGATTTCCGTCATAATCCGTTTATCTCCAAAAAGTTGCCCTGCACGAACGCGTTGTAACCCTCGATTCGACTTTTGGCTATGTTGTACCACTTTTCTTCTATCTCAAAACCGATAAAATTTCGTTTTAAGTGCTTACACGCCAAACCTGTCGTTCCGCTGCCCATAAAGCAGTCGAGAACCGTGTCGCCCTCTTTTGTCGAGTTGAGAATATGATTTTCTACAAAAGGTAACGGCTTTATCGTCGGGTGAAGAAAGTTGCCTTTATCCTTTACGTTTAACGGGCTTATGTAATACTTTTGTTTCGTCTTCATAGTTCCGCCGATTTTTGTTTTACCGCCGTCGCGGAACATAAGGCAATATTCGGTATCGCTCAAATATTTGCCGTTGCAAGTAGGTATCGGATTTTCTTTAATCCACGTAAGAATTTCAAAGCGACACCCGCGTTTTCCTACAAAATAATTCATAAGCGGTAAAATCTGCGCTTTACTGCACCAGATATAAACGTAAATATTTTTCAACACTCTGCAAAACTCGTCCAAAATGTCGTAATCTATACCGAAAGCAATTTCTTTGATATTGTCAATACTTTTCATTGTGGATTTATACACTCGGCTTGCCGTGCTGTTTGTGTTTTCGCAGACTTTTTCGTACTCGGCGTGATAATCGCGCTTCTTTTCGCCGAAACACCCGCCACCACCGTTACCCTCGATATCGTAAGGAATATCGCAATATACTAAATCTATACTCTTGTCAGGTATTGTTTTTATGAGTTCGTAGCAGTCGCCGAGCCTTAAATCGATTTTGCTCATATCGTTTCCTATAAATCAAAAATTCGTAATTGTTGTTTTTCTTTTTCGAGCCGTTTACTTCCCAACTCGTAATAGTCTTTGTCGAGTTCCGCCCCGATATAATTTCTGCCCGTTCTGTAAGCGGCTATCGCAGTAGTGAAACTTCCCATAAACGGATCGAGAATTAAATCGCCGGGCTTTGTGTAGTAGTTAATCAGGTTGACCCATAGTTGAGTGGGTTTCTGCGTAGGATGAAATCGTTCGTCTTTGACTTTCATATCGCCCTGAATCATTCCGTTATAAACGTAATGAAACACTCTTGCAACGCCTTTGCTGCACCACGCGATTTCGCAATCGGCAAAATCATTTCGCATTTTATCGTCGCAACGCTTATCCCACACAATCCAACTTGCCGTCGGCGGTAAATAATCTGTATAATAATTTCCGCCGAAAATAATCTGATTTTTACTGCACTTAAAGATTAAGTCGAAATATTCTTTCGTTATTCTCTGTTTATCCCACGGTTTGGTATCGGAATAGTTTCTTCTTTTTGCCTTTGCGTTTCCCGCAATCTCTTTACCATTAGTAAACGACATAGATTCAATACCTATCCCGTAAGGCGGGTCGGTTATACACCAATCTGCTTTTCCCCCCCTTGCCGACATATCGCGTAAGAGTTCGATGCAGTCGCAGTTGTAAACTTTATTCGTTTCGATTAGAGTTTCCATTCGACTTTCGTAATGCCCCCGCAACGCTCGCATTTGATTTCGATGGGTTGCCCCGCGCCGATATGTATCTCTCTGCCGTGCCGCTTGATTATGACAGTTTCGCCGACGAATTTGCCTATATAATTGCCGCATTTTTGTTTAGCGGCGTTTAAGTGTTCGCAACGAATTACTTTTCTTTTAGTCATTACCCAACTCTCCAATTTCTAATCGTTTACCCAATACCGCAAGAACAAAATCCGCGTTTTCTATCGTCGGCGTATTCCCGCCGTTTATCCAACCCATAATCGTCGTGCGACTTACGCCGCTCTTTTCGGAAATCGATTTGATAGACATTCCGCTTTTCTCGATTTCTTCTAAAACACTTTCGGTAATTCCTTTCGTCATACTTCCTTTACCCTTATTCCGTACTTGTAAAGCATAAGTTTGCGTTTGATTACAAACTTTGCGTATTCCGTGCTTGCCGGGTTACGATATCCTTTACTGTCTTCTACGACTAATTGCCCCGTTCTGTTGTCTATATAAGCGAAATCGGCTATGTATTTGACGGCTCTTTCAATGACTTTTCCTTTAACAATAGCCCCGTGCTTTCCGATCGTATCGGGTTCGCGTTGAGAAGGTATCAACTCAAACTCTTTTTGCAGTTCGAGATTGCTTATGATTTTCGCCCGCTCCATAAGTTTGAGTTCGGAATATCGTACCGCTTCACGCTTACTGTCGAACTCTATACCGTCTACAACGACTTTCTTATTGCCGAGTTTGTTTCGCTGTCCGTAGCACATTCTGTACCTCATAACTTACTCTCCTTTCGCGTCGTCTTCCCAAAAATCGTCGCTTTCGCCCGCATTAGAAAAATCGACAGTGTTAATGTTTTCATTTGCATTTTCAACTTTTCCGTTGAAATTCGTTGTCGGGATAGATATGTTTCCGTTAAAAAATATCTTCAAGGGCAATAGCCAGTTAAGCCGTACCTCTCGGAATCTTCTCGGATTACCTTGATTGTCGATAACTTCGCCTTCGTACATATACCCGGCAAACTGCACTAAATCTCTTCGCCTTAACGATAGTGCGAAATTATAGATTTCTTTCGTTCGTTCGCTTGCGTAAATGGCACAAGGTACATTGTGGTACACAGCCTGTTTGTTCTCGTTAAGTACCGAGCCGACCGTTACCGAAAAATGGATACGCGACGTAGTTCCGTTTCTCAAAGGGGTAATAGTTTTTTGTATAGGAGTTTGACCTTCTCTGCAACAAACGTAACCTACGCCGAGTACCATCCATTTTTTTAGTTTTTCAGAATATTGTTGAATTAACATTATTCTTCCTTTTTGCTTTTATTCAGCCTATTTCGGTTTGTTCTACCGCTTCTGCCGTCGGCTCTGCTTTCTTACGCCCGCGCTTAGGCTTCTCTTCTACGGGCGATTGTTGCTCGTCTTCCTGCGGTTCATCGCCGAAGAAGTCGTCTTCTGCTTGCTTTTGCTCTGTCTGGATTTGTTCTTTCGGTTCTATTGCGGGCGGCATAGTTCCGTTAAACGCAGAAGAAATATCCGCTTCGGTCTTTTCGTCGCCCTCGACTATATTACGCATTTCGATTGATTTCGGCGCGTTCTTTAACGCTCTGCGCAATACAAGGTTTTTGCACATTTCTTCGGTGTGCGCTATCCACGGTTGAGTTGCTGCCTGCTCTTCTTTCCAATCGAGTTTTTCGCCGTTCTTAACTTTTTCGTAAAGTTTGCGGTCGAAAGACTTGCTGTATCTTTCAGCCCACTTTAAGCACTGCTCGACGGTGAAATACACCGAATGATAAAAGCCGTTCGTTAAAAGGAAATAGCCGAGATACCCTACGACGGGCAAATTCTCACGCATATCCTCATCTTCGTAAAACTTGATAACGGGCTTTCCCGTTTCGGGGTTTCTTCCGCGATATTCGCCCTGTCTTACGTCAACCGCGTCAAGGTCTTTGTACTGCCCTGTTCTCATAGCGAGTTGTATGCGCCCGGCAGTTCCTATCTGAAATTGACATTGGGCAATTTTTATCCAATCACCCGTATTGGGGTCTTTTACGCTCTTCTTGTACGGAACGAGATAATATTCGCCGAGCGTGGGCGACGGACTTAATTCAAGTGCTTCGCCTTGCAACGCCGCAGTGATAACCGAAGCCGGTGTGCAGTTCTGTAAAAGCGGATTAGCCGTTACCGCCGACATAACCGACGCGACAAAACGGTTAGCCCTTTTCGGGTCGCGTAGCGTACTGTTTATAAGTGCCTGATATTTCGGACTTTGTATCGCCACACCGAATTTTACTTTTTCTTCGCCGTTGACCGGCGCGAGAGTATTATTTACTGCCATAATGTTTATTCTCCTTTCGGCACTCTGCCGTATTTAATTCCGTTTATTTTCATATATTCGCCGAGAGCCTTTAATTTCGTTTTCGTGCATACGACGCGGAAATCAATCGAGATAAGTTCCTCGTCCGTTTCCGCAACTTCGGCTTGTGCGGGCTGCGCTTGCGGCTGTTCGATCATCGGCGTTTCAACGCTCTGTTTCACCGCTTGTTGCTGTTCCGCTTTCTTGCGTTCGAGTTCTTCTTTCTGCGCTTTTAATTCGCGGTTCGCCGACAATATTTCGGTAAGACTCGCGCCATTTTTGTACTTTACCAAAAGCACAGTTTCAAATTCACTGTTAAGGTCGGATATCGCCGCGAGTTCGTCGCATATCGTTTTAATTTTGCCGTCGATTTCCTTGAATACCGCGTCATACTTCTTTCCTTTGTTTAGCCACGTTTTATCGAAAATCTGTTCCCAACCGCGATAATCTTTGATATTTGCGTAATCGTCGTGATTTTCGAAGTATCTTTTGAAATCGTTTTCTTTTTCGGCTTTAACCTTTTCTTCGGCGGCGGTTATCTGCGACCAAAGATTGTCTTTCGCTTCGGTAAGAACCGCAGTTACTTCTTTGAGTTTCTTTTCAAACAACTCATAGGGCTTGTTATACTCTTTTTTTACTTCCTTTCTACGACTTTCGATACTCGCGACGACTTTGTTAATTTCGGCACAACGCTTTCTTCCGTTGTCGAAGTCTTCGTCCGTTTTAAGTATGAGATTTCTGTCCGCTTCGGTTTGAGCGATAGCCCATTGTTTTACTTGCTCGCAGTTGGATAAAATCGCAGGCAATTTTTCAACGAAATCGTTTTGTACCTTAAATTCTATCGTCTGCGGCGTGTTAGCCTCTTCAAGCGTTTCTAACGCTTTGTCAATGCTGTATTCTTCCATTCTTAACCTTCTCCTGTTATTTTTTTTGTTAATTCTTTTATTTTGCTTTCATAGTCTACGTTAAACATTTTGCCGAATATCGCCATTAAGCAAGCGGTAACAATGCTATCCCCGAACGTGTGGTATTGTGCTGAACGACTTAAATTCTTGCCGATTTTGGATATGTCGTCGTCTTTAACGCCCATAAGCCTGCCACATTCGCGTTCCGTGAGTTTTCGTACCCGATAATCACATTCTTCTTTTTCTACAATTTTTACGCCGCTTCGTATCGCGCCGATTCCGCAATTCCTTGTCAAAGTTCCGACGGAACTTTGATCGGCTTTTATGCAATTGTTATAGTCATCAAAAACTATACTCTCTTTTTGTTGTTTCGGTTCATCAACTACCAATATTGCGGTTTTGAAACCTTCCGGGCGCGTAGTAATCGTCGGGGATATGCCAATATCGTTGACTTTTTTGTTAAAAGCGTCTACTATGTCGCCCTGCTTGCAGTCGTGATTTTTTATCGTTTCCCACGCTTGATTATAAAATCTATACATTTTTTCTTCCATAATTTTAGGTTGTGTATTACCCCCCCCGCATGTCGTTATGGTCGGCGCAACCGTATTAACGTCATAAACCCGTCTCGTAAGGTCAAGAGTATGCTCGAATTTTCCGCCGAGCAGCCCTACAATCTTACAGCCTTTTGTTTCATTCTTCATAGTTCACCTCTACAATTACGTTATTTTGTTCAAACGCGCTTGTCGTTATAGCCGGGCAGTCGTTTTTCTTACCGCCTTTATTGAACCCGTGAGAGCGTTGAATAATATAATTATCGCAAGGGCGACTACCGTTTCTTGTAAGTACAGAGTTGGCAACGTTTTCCCCCCCCGTAGGTTCAAACCTAAAACCGTTTCCTTTTTCCTCGTTGAGAATATTTCGTTGGTAATAACTTTCAACGATTTTTTCGCTTATGTAGTACCGTTCGGCAACGTTCTTTTCAAGTACGTCTTTTAGTTTTAACTTATTGCCGATTGTTTTCGGAAATTCGTAGTAGTGATTGCCAAGTACGCTCACCATAAAACACCGCTCACGGTTTTGAGGGATTGAAAAGTCCGTCGCATTTATAACCTTCCATTTCGAGTGATAACCGAGTTCGTCTAAAAACGCTACCCACTCGGCAAACGCTTTAATGTTCTTTTGCCCGATTACCTGCTTTACATTTTCCATTAAAAGCACTTGCGGAAGTTCTTTCGTTTCTTTCAAAAGCCGTTCGACTTCCCAAAGCATACCGCTTCGAGTACCGCTTCCGCGTTCCATACCTTTGCCTAACCCGGCGGCGGATAAATCCTGACAAGGGAAACTGTAAGTAAGTAAGTAACAATATTTGTTCGTGTCTTTAATTCCCAAGTCTTCGCCTTTTGCGTTGCATATCGAAACAAGATTGTGGCAAGCGCGGATATTATTGTAAATCGTCCGCAATTTGCTTTCGCCGTATCTTTGCAATTGTTCTTTCGTAAGCGGTACGTTGTAATCGGCACTCACGCCCGATTTATACAAAGTTTCTACGAGTTGGGCTTTACTCATTCCGACCGAATAATCGGTGTCGTCGTTCTCGAAATGTAGGTCTTTTAATGCTTGTATCGACGGAATCGCCCATTCGCACGTTCTGTAATGCTCGAAAGGCACGCCGATATATTTAAGAGCCAACGCCTGACTGTCGTACCCCGAAAAAAGAGTTATCAATCTCAACGGTTTATCAACCTTGAAAGGCTTATCGCCGTCAAACATACTTATCTGCATTATTCTTCCCTCAAAGTGTCAACGTCTGCGGCGGTCGCTTGTTCGTTTTGACAAACTTCCAAAACTCAACTGCTTTTTGCGTTATGTATTCGATTTCGCTTTCGACTTCATTACGCTCGATCGTGTAATGACGAATTTCGGATTTTCCGTCCGGGAATATTAACTGCGCCGTCAAAACAACGAAATCAAATTTCGTTACCGCGAGTTGGTCGCATACCTGAATAAAGTAGTGTTGCGGGATTGAGTTATTATCCCACCGTTCCAAATCGGCTTTACTCATTATCCACGCCGTTTTACACTCCCATACACCGTGAGCCTTATCGTCGAACCTTATCAGTTCGCCGTCAAGCGTTGCCGTCAGGAACGAATACTTTACGTGGTGGTAAACTCTGAAAGCGTGATACTCAACCGAATATTTATCTTTGTGTTGGAGTTCAAACAACGCTCTAATATGCTCTTCGGCTTGTACGCCGTACTGCACTCTCTCGTTGGTCGAAAGGTCTTTCGGTTCTCGCTTACCTACCTTTTCTTCCCACACGACTATCGGCGAATTAAACCCCATTCCGATTGCGCTTGCAACTTCGCTCGCGCCGAGCGTTTTCCGTCTTGCGTTAAGCCATTCTTTTCTGTTTTTCCATTCGATATATCCCATAAAACTTTTACCCGATAAATAATTGCGCGTTTTTCGGCTCGTCTAACGCTTGCAAGAAAGCGGTTATAGCCTTTTCTAACGGCGCGTAAGATATGCCGTTTTTCTTCTCAAAATCAAGATTAGGAAGTATTCCGTAAAGCATCTCCTCAACTCTCGAAAGCACTTCGAAAAAAGTTCTTTCGTTGTCAGGCACATCCGCCGAAGTTCTCGCTATCCGAAATCCCTTGTAACCGTTATGTGAGATTACCGGGAATTTCTTTTTAAGCGCAGACACGTAAGCCCGTGCTTCTCGCTCGCCCGACAGACCTACCGTTTCGGCGATTTCTTCTTTTTGCACCCCTTTATGCGGAGTTCCCGTTTGAAGTAATTTCGCCGCTTTTATAAGCCGTTGGCGCGTTGCTTCGTCGTATTCTTTATTCAGCATTTGTTTTGCCGTCAGCATTTTCGTACTCCCCTTTCAATCAAATTCGTTTAATATCGAAATACCCGCCGTTTATTGCCGTTTGAAGTGCTTTTATTTTTTCGTCCTCATCAAGCCTTTGCTTATCCATTTCAAAGAGAATGTTAGAAAGTTTGTCGTTAGTAAGAGTTCGTCCGTTAAGTTGGCAATGCTTTATAAAGTTCCATATCATAGGTCTTACGCTTTGCTCAACCTCGAAATCGTTCATAATGCTCTCGTAGGTTTCCTCTTCGCGCGCATGATTGATATATATATTATCTTTACCTTCTTCCTTTCTTTCTTCTTTATACTTAACTATACTATCCTGTGGTGCTAGACGGTTGCCATTTGGTTGCCAGACGGTTGCCACCTCATTTTTGAGTGATTTTTCGTCGCTTTCAATAAGGCTTTTACCCTGTTCCGAATCTAACGTGTAGGTATTGTTATCTTTAAGAAAAAGTCTCTTTTTTTCGTCTTTATATTCGGTTTCTTTATAGCGGTCTTTTCTTAAAAGATTATGCATCCGCCAATGTTTAACTACGATAACGCCGCTTTCAAAAGCGATTAAAAACCGTTTTGCAAGCAACAGTCTCATATCGTCTTCTGTATTGCCGAGCATTTTTATAAGCCTTTTAGGATTATTTACAAACCCGTCATCGTCAGCGTTCATACATAAGTGAAAATAGAGGCATTGAGAAGATAACGGCAATTCAAGAAAGGCATCACTTTCAGTTATCTTTTGTGTAAACATTCTTCGTTCAGCCATTATCTTCAACCCCTATATTTTCTTTGCTAATAGGTGTTTCTTCCTTGACGGGAATAAAATATTTGCATTGTTGAATATGTCTAATACATTCATTGCAAACATCACCCAAATCAACGCCAGCCATACCTTGTGAATAACCCAAAATTTTTATGTCCTTGTCAATTATTTTTTTTCCGCAAATAACACAAATTCTCATTGCTATTCTCCTTTCAACGACTTAAAGTCAAGTCTTTCATAAAGAAAATTAAGAAATCGAGTTCGGCTTCGGTAAATTCGTCGTTGTCGATTTGATTGATAAGGTCTTGTTGTTCTGCTGTCAACTCTTTCATATTTTCACCCCCGTTAAAACGGTAAATTGTCGTCTTCTTCTGCCGGATACATAGAAACCTGCGTACCGTTTTTAGCCTTTGTCGTATAAGCAGGCTCTTGCGGGTATTCGGAATTATTGTTTCCGCTCTGGTCGCCGTAAGATAAGAACTCTACTTCGTCTACAACTAAATCCCACCTTTGACGTTTGTTACCGTCTTTGTCTTCGTAGTTGTTGCTTTGGAACTTTCCCCATACCGCGAGTTTGCTACCCTTTTTAAGGTATCTGCCGCAGGCGGTTGCCGTGTTTCTCCACGCAAGACAATTAAAGAAATCTGCGCCCTTGTTGCCGTTCTTATCGGCGGGTCTGCTTACCGCTATCGTAAAACGGCAGTAGGCTGTTCCGTTTGACGTTTCGCTCGTTTCGGGATCGCGCGTCAAATTACCCATTGCATAAACTTTTTGCATATCGATTACCTCGTTAATTTTTTCTTTTTAAGCCTTTCTTCGGCTTTCGGAGCGTAAGCGGCAAGCGCGGATAGCAATCTTTCGGCGTTAATTGCCCTTTCTCGCCATTTTTCCATATCCGCCTTACACTCGGCGTAGGAAGTTTCTAAAAACCGTTCCTGTGGCGATTTTATGCGTTTTGCGGTGGGTTTAACCTTGCAGTCAAACATATCGTCAGTCCACATAAACGTTCCGCCGTCTTCGGCTATGCGATAAACGCCGTTTTGCTCTTGCACTTTCGTTATGCTTACTATCCGATTGCAATACTTTTGCATATCCTCGATAAAAGCAAGTCTTCCTATCTTTGCTTCGCTAAATTCGGGCATATCTACTACGGACAAAACCCGCACTTGATTTCCGACTTTATAACGCATTTGCTTTCACCGCCTGCATTTTTACTCTTTTGTTACTTTCAAGGGCTATCGCCTGCCTGCAACGCTCTTTGAGTTCGGCGCACATATTGCCGTTGCACTTCTTATTGCAGACAAGGCACATTTCGAGTTCGCATTGATTACGGATTTTTCCGCGCAAATCTTTCGTCATAAGCCCTTTATGATTTCTCGGATTGTAGTCAAAAGTGTTTTTTACGCCCTGACTCCAATAATTCTTTTTCTTAATCATCAGACTTCACCTCTTTCGGTTGAACGTAACGACTTGTGTCGGGTATGTCAAAATACTCAAAGTAGTCTTGTATATGTACTCTGCCCGATATTTTCAGCCTGTCCGTTTTGCGCTTAATCTCTCTCATAAGTCTATAAGCCGACGGCAAGCCAATTCCGAAAAGGCACATAAAATCGTTTACGTCCAAATACTCTTTCGCGAATATCTGTTCCCTCTGAGCGTAGGTTCTTACTACGTTCTCGTCCTGTTTAATTGAATCTTGCATAATTCGTATCTCCCATAAAATATTTGATTACTTATCGTTGACAAGGTAGTCAACGCTTGTGTCTAAAACTTTTGCTATCTTTTTAATAGTCTGCATCCTCGGAGTCCTTAAATCGCGCTCGTAATTGCAAACGGTCGGTTGCGCAACGCCAATTTTTTTCGCTAATTCGCATTGACTACACTTCGCCGTTCTTCGTTTTTCGCGTATCTTCTCGCCTATCGACATTCGACACCTCCTTAAATATGTTATAATAACTGTAATTTCTCTACTTTTTCGAAGAAAAATTACTAAATTTGGCTTTTCCCGTTGACAAAGTTATTCCGTTAGGCTATAATTTTAATGCTACAAAAAACTTAACCAAACGCAACTTCCCTACCAACGGGGAGAGCCTTTGCGACCGCCTTTTTTATTTGGCGACCGCGATATAACGGGTCGTTTTTATTTCGCTTCGTTATATCTTGGCTATATTATATGCGATATTTTCGCACTTGTCAAGCGTTTGTACGAATTTTTTGCACATAAAGTGTAAAAAAATTTTCTTGGGGGTATTTCTATGAAAATTGCCGAACAAACTTCTCCTATCTACGAAAAAATCAGATTATTGTGCAACAACAATAATCTGGAAATTTTTGCCTTGTACAGAGAAATATATCCTGATTGTAACAGTCGTGGAAATTTATCTACTTGGAGAAAGGGGAATTTTAAGCCTGTTGACCTAATCTACATTTCTAATAGATTTGGAGTCTCGATCGACTTTTTATTGAAAAATAAAGAAAATTCTATTCAAAAAAACAATGAGAATATTTCAGGATCAAATATTTTTCAAGACAATTCTTTTAGTGGACAAAATTTTTCGATTGGCAATTTTTCTTCCGTAGCAAACAAACCAGACAATGAATTGTCAAGAATAGAAAATTGCTGGAATAAAATCCCCAACGATTGCAAATTCTTAGTCTCTAACTACGCAGAAATTCTTGCTAATATTTCAAGGCTTGACTACTATGGAAAAAGTCTCACTTATTTTATCTCTGAATTTGGAGATAAACTCTCTAACTATGATTTTATAAGAATAATGGAGATTTTTTCCAAGATTGAAAAAAAAGATTACAGTCAATTCTTTTGTGTCATATATGATGAAATGAAAAAACTTAATTATCCTATACCCGACTGGCTTGAAAACTTAGATAAAAATTACTATTATAAAGTTTTTTGATAATTGAGACCATTGACATTTGATAAATCAAAATTAGATTGAGTTACAACCATTGACGAATCTATATTCTTAAACTCATTGTTGTTGATTTCAATATTTAGAAAAACCACCTTTCCTCGAATTTTATCTATTGACTGCAATTCGTCTTTGATAATTGAAATAACTTGCTCTTTTGTTAAATTGTTCATCTTTTCCTCCGTAAGGCTTGCGCCCTTTTTGTTTCAAGTGTACCACCTTATATGGAAAAGTCAAGACTCAATATTGATACTTTCGTAGGCATATATCGGTACTTTTGAGTACCAATCGCGGTTTTAGGACAAATTTCGACAAAATCCGTCGAATAAAAAACATGAGGGAGAAAATAAACGAAATGCTAAAAGAAGACCTGAATAAATTAAAAGACAAGCGGCATATGACGTTACAAGACATTGCCGACAAATCAGGCGTTCCGCTGTCAACTGTAAAAAAGATATTTAACGGAAACACGCGCGACCCCGGATATCTTTCCTTAAAGCCGATTTTAGACGTTCTACAAGACGATCAATCGGATACGCAAACGAAAGAAATGACCGACCTTTACGAAAGGATAATAAAACACAAAAATAAATGGATTAAGTTTTTGACGATATTATCTGTTTCATTCGTCGCAATATTTGTTGCATTACTTATTTACGATTTATGCGATTTACGTGTCGGATTTATCAGAAGCCGAGCCTAAACCTACAACACCGATTACGTCGCAGAAATATTAAAATCTGCGTTTAAGGAGAAATTACAATGAGAAAAGAAAATAACGGATATCGCCCATTCAAAAACATTGTAAAAATTTTAGAGATTTTTAATTTACTCTTAATGATTGGAGCGGGGGCTTATGTAATAATTATTATAGCAGCCTTTTGTATGGGTCAAGGCGGATCATATACAATATATCTCTTAATAGGTATTCCTGTCTTTGCAGTCGCCCTACTCCTTATGAAGTGCGCGTTATACTTTTTCGACGGCTGCGATTATTACGCCGAAGAATACTTAAAATATATGCGCGGACGTAACAATAACGATTTGCTGAAAAAGTAATTACTTACCATGAACGAGAAGTACTACATAAGCAGCACGAAAGCGAACATACAAGAACGGCAGACGAAATTAAACGGAAAAGTCTACGACATTCGTTTCAGGGTAATACTCCCTACCGGCGAAGAAACCTACAAAAAGTTATCGGGTTACAAGTCGAAAGCCCTCGCAAAGCAGGCGCATATAGACTTTATAACGAAAAACTGCGAAATCGTTAAAAATTTACCGCTTAAAAAAGAAAAATCCATTGCCGAAGGTAAAGAGGAATTAACGGTCGAAAGCCTTATTCCTATTTATCTCACTTCAATGGTAAACCAAAACAAAGACAGCACGATTTACGACCGAGCCAACGTCTTAAACAATTTTATCTTGCCTTATTTTGGAAACACTAAAATTGCCGATTTAACACCACCTAAACTTTACGAATGGCAAGACAAATTATGGAGTACGCGCAGCCCTCGCACGGGCGAGTTTTATTCTTACAGTCGTCTTTGCAATATCCGCAATACAATGGCTGCGTTTTTGTCTTGGGTCGAATCTCGCTATCAATACCCTAACAATCTTAAAAAAGTAAAAAAGCCGAAGCAACGCGTACAAAAAACCGAAATGCAGTTCTGGACACGCGAAGAGTTCGATAAGTTTATAGCCGTAGTGAACAACCCCGCCTACTATGCCATTTTTAACACACTCTATTTTACAGGACGGCGAAAAGGCGAAGTTCTTGCCCTACACAATACCGACGTACACCGCGACTATATCGTATTCGACAAAACTTATACTCGGAAAACAACCGACAACTCCCCTTACAAAATCACCACCACTAAAAACGAACGCCGGGCTAAAACAATTATTTGCGACCCTCTTAAAAAAGTTCTCGCAAATTACACCCCGCAGAAACCGTTTTATTTTAGTGGCGACCACCCTTTACACGAAAACAGCCTTGCTCACGCGTTTGACCGCTATATCGAAAAAGCAGGCGTTAAACGCATAAGAATACACGACCTACGACATTCTTTCGTTTCTATGTGTATTCACCTCGGCGCAAGCGTTTACGTCGTAGCCGACCTTATAGGCGATACCGTCGAGCAGGTTCTCAAAACTTACGGTCATTTATACGAAGAAGACAAACGCAATATTATATCCCGCATACAATGATTTTTTGGGTTCATTTTTTGGGTTCAAAACAAATAACAAATGATAACAAATAGGATAAATACAGATAAAATTCCAAAATAAATACGACATAATAATAAAAAAGAGCCTAAAAACACCGTTTTTTTAGGCTCTTGTCTTTTCCCCTTATCTCCACCAAGAAAGGACTATCCGAACACTGCTGTATCAAAAAGCGGTATTCGGATAGTTTTTGCTTTACCCAAAGAAGAGACGCTATGAAATGCGTCCTTTTTTCATATATAATACATTATCCTTTTTTATTTGCCTTTCGTTGGGGCTATCGTCGCATAAGTCAGCGAATATGTCAACGGCACGGAAAAATAGCGCGTAAACATTTCATATATAAAGATAGAGTCAGACTTGATAATGAGTTTGGCTCTTTTTTTATTTCACGACACTATTTTTCGCTCAAAGGTCTTTGGTCGTTGACATATTCAACTGCAATAAGATTTTCATTTTTAATGTTTCGACTTATGCCGTCTTGCCCCTGCCGAAAGGCAGAAAATAAAAAAGGAGTTATAAAAAAATGAAAAAAGTAGCATTCTCAATCTCTAACGTAAGAAGTAAATCGGATAAAAAATTGTCCGGTTTCGGATACTTGTCCGAAGGTAATTTACTCTGTCCGTGTATCTCGAAGAACAATAAACCGTTCATAAGAGTATTCGACGACGTAGAAAAGGCTTGCCGTCCTATTAAAGACAGGTCAAACGAATTCAAAGGCTATATCACAATGTATTTTACCGACGTTCCCGTTTACAGAGATAAAGACGGTTCTTACGATATACTCGATTTAGAAGTTGAATATCAGGTATGGTATAAAATCATGGAGGAAAACTGAAATGCCAGAATACGATTATTTTAACGGTGAAAATTTTATAACGTTCGATTTACTCGAAGTTGATGATAACAAACGCGAAGTGACTGTTGCCATAAGCGACACAGGAAGAATAAGCATTCGCACCTTTGACTTGCTGTTCGATGACAATCGCCGTTACTTTGAATACGGTTGTTTATACACGAAAATTTATATAGACGAATTTGAGGAGTTTTAATTATGAATGCACCAATTATTGATTTAGAAGAATTACTCGATGAAGCAAAAGACAGAATCGAAGAAAAACTTATTATCGAAGGAGGCTTAAAAAATGAATGATATAAAAATAGTTATAGGCTCGTGGGGCTCATATAACGAATGTAACGAAAGAGCCTTAGGCTCGAAATGGATTGACCTTTCGGACTATTCCGATTGGGATGAAATTGCGGAAGAACTTAAAAAAGAAGGTTTTGAACTTGACGGCATCGACGAAGAACTGTTCATACAGGACATTGAAGGTATCGAAGACCGTTCAATAAATTGGGATTACGTAAACCCCGAAACGCTGTTCAATACCTTAAAAGAATCAGGCGTTTTAGACGACGATTACAAATACAAAGTTTTTTGTGCGTTCCTCGAAGTGCGTGATTTCGATGATTTTGAAGAAAAAGTAAAATCTCACGGCGACCGTTGGGACGATTGTATCAATCTTTGGAGCGGCTATTCGTGGGAAGATTACGGCAAAGAAATGCTCGACTGTTGTGGCTACGAAATACCCGACAGCATTATCGACTTTATCGACTTTGAAAGATACGGAAGATATTGCGGCGAAGAATATCTGCAAGAATACAGCGACGGCTTAATCGAAATTTATTAAAGGAGTTTTACTATGAAAGAATATAAAGCAATGGCTCATATCAACTCGCTGAACGGAGAAATGGCAGAAATAACGGTTTTGAAAGAACTCGGCAATAACGATTATATGGTTGATTATAAGGGTGTGAAATGTCACGCCCTTTTTAATTGGTATGTTTGCGAATATTACGCAGACGATATTTACGGAATTATAAAGGAGTAAAAACTATGGCTAATATCAAAGACTTAAAAAAATATATAGGTTATGAATTTTCGTCAGGCTGTTACACCGGCGACGATTACAAATCTTTTCAGACAAAATACATCAACTATCTTCGCTCGATTTGCAAAAATAATCATTGGCGGCTTGTAAACGTCGGTAAGAATCATTATTGCTTTTCGGCGTTTATTAAAAGCGCGGAAAACAAATGCGTTTACATTTCCATATCCGACGTCAGATATTTTTCCAACGAATGGTACGACCATATACTTATTCGCACGGCTGAAAATGAAACGGACTATCGCGGCGGTTTTAATAACTACACAACGCTTTCCGATTTGGAAGGCACTGCCGCCGAACTTCTGAACGACTTACCCTTTTAAGGAGCGTGATACCTATGAAATTATCTAACGAAACCCTATATCGCTTTTGCAACGAATATCAATGGTTTACAAGCGGCGATTGCACACAATACGAAAAACTATTTGAGAAAAACAGACAAAGTGCGAGCCTTGAAACGCTTGCAACGATTATCTGGCTTTGCTCGGTCGGATACGAAGAAAAAGACATTTTGAAAATACTCGAAAAGGAGTGTAAAAACGATGATTAAGTTAAATCTTACACCACAAAATAAGCAGGAAGAACTCATACTTACCTATTTACAAGAAAATGCAAGCGAAACTCTTGCAGACAAAATAAATAACGGAACTCCGTTTGAGAAAGACGGAAAGCCGCTTATCAACAAAAAAACTCTTGCAGGCTTCACAGATTACGCTTATGAAGAGGCGAGAAAACTTGCAAGAAAAAATGCCAAAGTAATGATTATAGATGATCCGACTGTATACGGTTGGGCAATCCATTATTTTGAGGAAGAGTCGATCGAAGGAACGCTTTATACGATTGACGGCGCGGAATATAAACCTGCTCCGAAAAAGAGCGTAAATACAAAGCCTGTAACGTCAAAACCTCAACCGCAAAAGCAACAAAGCCTGCAATTCTCGTTGTTCGACAAATTCGACGAAAACGATGTTAAAGAACCCACAAACGACTGTTTAAGTGCCGAAAGCGCAGAAATGACAGTCGATACCAAAGAAGAAACAACGTCCGTAAAAACGCCGACAAAGCCTGTCGTTGAAGAAAACAAAGGCAATGATATGTATCAAAAATATATGTCGTATCAGGCGGAACACAAGACCGCAATCGTAGCGTATCGTTTGGGCGATTTCTATGAAGTTTTAGGCGATAACGCCGTAATGCTCGGGAACGAAATGGAACTCACTATTACAAGCCGTGACGTTGGTTTGAAAGAACGTGTTCCGATGATTGGTTTCCCTTACCACGCTGCCGAAAATTACTTTGCTAAAATCGTGAGAAAACATGACCTTTACATCATCGAAAACGAACACGAAACACAATTTATTCCAAGCCTGTTACATATTGATAATCGGCTTATAGACAAAGATACGGGCGAAATATTGTCCGAAGAAGAAATGCGTGAATTTGACGGTGATATATACGAACCGCAAGGCATTGACGAACCCGAAACAGTAACAAAACAATCTATTCCGAATGAGATATTCGCCTTGTTTGGAAACAAAGTTGAGGTGAGATAAAATGAAAATCGAAAAGATAAAACCTATTCCGAAATACATACAGAAAAAGATTAAACTTTACGACGATCAATTAAAATCCGCGCCGTTCGGCAGAACTCGCTTTTATGCTTACTTTACTAAAAACGACGGCGAACTCGTCAAAGTAACCGTAGCCGTTCGAGAATATAAAAAACAATGGTATTGCAAGCCTGTTGTCGTTCACGGCGTTCATTCCGACAGATGTTTCGGCAAAGACATTAAGTTTACTCTTATCGCCGGTTATTCTGTCGGTTGGCACGAACAAGGGCTTTCTAAATATCCCGACTGGTATGAAAGCAACGACTGGGGTTGGTCGTCTGACGATTCGTTTGATCCTTATGCCCCGATAGTCAACCGCGATTATATCTTGCAGCATTTCCCCGAATACAAATACAGCGCAGTTGACAGATATACCGGCATACACGTTTTCAAATACTTACGGCTTTACGAACAGTATCCGCAAATCGAATATCTTACTAAACTTGGCTTACACAGCATTGCTATGTCAACGCAAATTTTACGGCTATGCGGTAAAGATAAAAAGTTTCGCAAATGGTTGGCTAATAATCGGCAAGATATTGTCTTATCGGACTACTACGTTTCTTCTATCATGAAGGCTTACAAGACCGGCAAACCGATACGAGAAATCAACAATTTTGCTAAACGCAAGATAAAATTCGATCACGCCGACAAAATAGACAATGTAAAAGCACTTGTAAAAAAGGAAGTCGGAAAGTTTTTTGACTATATCGAAAGGCAAAACACAAACTTTTATTCATATAGAGATTATCTCGACGCTTGCCAATATCTCGGCTTAGATATGGACGAAGAAAAGAACCGCTATCCCCACGATTTCAAACGTTGGCACGATATACGCATAGACGAATATCGCTCCGAACAAGCATTGAAAGACGAGCAGGAACGCAAAGAGTTTTACGACAAATTCGCCGCCGTGGCAAGCAAGTATTTGGGGCTTGAATACGATAAGAAGTCGGTCTATATAGCGATTATCGCACAAAAACCGTCTGACTTAATACGCGAAGGAGAATTGCTTCATCATTGCGTGGGACGTATGGGTTATGACCAAAAATTCGCTCGTGAAGAATCGCTTATTTTCTTTATCCGAACTAAGGAAGAACCCGAAAAACCGCTTGTAACAGTCGAATACTCTTTGAAAAACAAAAAGGTGCTTCAATGTTACGGGGACCACGATTCTAAACCCGACGACTGCGTTATGGAGTTCGTAAACAAGAAGTGGCTGCCTTACGCAAACAGAAAACTAAAACAATTAGCGGCATAACCGCAAAGGAGATTTTAACTATGGAAAACAATTATTATCGCATTACTGCATATCACCCCGAAAAAGATATTTCTATCATAATGGACTCTTTCGGACTTTTTGAAAAGAAATGGCAATTTTCTGCCGACCTTATAAAGAAAGGTTTCAAAATTCTCGAAGTTTCGGACGATTCACAATTTACCGAAGGTAATATTCCGCTTTTGGTAGCACCTTCAGACAAATATATTCTTCGCGCCTACCAAGCGGGTAAACCGAATATTGTCGGCACAAAAGTTACGTTGAAGGACAAATACTACATTTGCAATAACTAATTTTATATTTATTTCAAAGAGGATCTGAAAAGTTTTCTTTTTTGTCAAAGATTAAGGTCAAGGAATCAATTCCCTGACCTTAATCTTTGTGACTTGATATATCTTTATCATATTCCTCTAAACACCACTGAAAACATATTGTCATAAAGAATGCCCAAATCCTCAATAAATGTCGGTGTTGCTTTCCAAAAATTATCCTTCCTGAGTTGTTCATCTATCATTTTGAACATCTCTGTCAAATAATTCCAAACAACAGGCTTTACATACTCTGAACCTTCGGCAACACATTCATCGGAAACATTTGAATCACCTTTAATAATCGCCATGTATCTGCTCAACCAATACGGTTGGATTGTCCGTTCTTCTTGAAAAGCCAACTGCAAATACATATTAGGATTGTAAATCCCAAAACCTTCTCCGTCAGACACTACGTGCGCTATATATTCCGCGATAAATTCATTAAACACAGCATAACCGGAACGCATCGACGTATCTTCCTCAATATCTATTCCATACTGTTTCTCATTTCCAAACAAAACATGTCCCAACTCGTGCCAAAGAGCATGGCAAACCTGTTTTTCGCTTTTCATCATCGATTGATAAAGAAGAATCTGCCTGTCTAACGGTCCGTCGATAACTTCGGCGTCTGTCCCATATAAATCTTCTTTATAATCAAGCCCACACTCTCTTAAAACTTTATTCCTAACGGCTTGTCTTTTGGATGCAGAAACAACCACTATTTTAGGAGGCTCAAAACCTATAAAAACTTCCTTAAAACGTTCGATTGCTTTATCCTTATATACTCTTATTTCGGCAATTTTAAGCATCACCAATATTGCTCCTTGTCATTATTTTCTATTTCAACTGCTGATATCATACAAAAAAATAATAATTTTGTCAAGTAATTCCAATTATGACAAAAGGTCACAGGACTTCTCCTACGACCTTTTGTTTGGAAAGTTTTACAAAACTTCATTACATAATATCATCCGGAAGGATTTCTACCGAATATCCGTTTTGTTTTTCCGCATACAAAGCAATTATATCCATTATCTTTTTTACTTGCTTTTTAC